AATTCATCAGCCCAGCCAGTTGTCCAGCCTGATGCTAAAACGGTCATACCCTCAAAGTTCTTGACGGTTTCAAAATGACCGCGCCATCCGCTAGTCTGGACATATTTACGACCCTTCTCCTCACCAAATAATTTATAAAACCAATCAGGAGATTCATCGTATTCGCCACGCGAAAAGTCGCTGCCAAAAATAACCTTTTCCGCTTCAGGGTCACCATGGACCTTTAAAAGCGTTGAGGCGCCCTCAAGGTCTGATTGCTCGCAGCCATAACAGAATGTCTTTTCAGTCATATCTGAAATTGCGTAGCCATCATCTTCTTGAATAACTTCTTCGCAACCTTCGCATTTTAAAATTGTTTCACTCATAGTTCGACCTCCTTGAGTTTTCTTTCCTTGGGAGTAACTACGCCAGCCTCAATAAGACTTTGAGCGGTCCGTCCGTAGTGACCCTGGAGTTGCCAGGCAAGGTCAGTATCAACAAGGTGTTGAAACAATTTAATAGTGCCGTCATAATCAAGTTCGCCTGTTTCATAAGCAATAATCGCGCCTACGCGGTCATAAGGCTTTTCTGTAGGGCAATCCGCATACGGATTTTCTTGACCTTCATTATCTTCACAGGTGCAAAAGTTAAACTTTTCAACCTGCGTGGCGTGAGTCAATTCCGCTAACTCTCCCCATGAAATTGATTCTTGGCTCATTCTGCTACCTCTCCCTCTATTTTGGATTTAATTGTTTCTTTAATTTTGTCGGTATCGACATTGCCAACACCAAGGATTACTACATGGTCATCAAACCAATTACTCATTAGGCAACCGCCTTTCCGAATTCAACATTGCGGAAACAGGATGCTTTGTAAGCAATTTCGCCTACCTGGTCTGCATAAACACCTGTAAGAGTTCCCTTATCAGAAACTACGCCCTTACGAACAAATTGGCGGCTTACGGTCCAGGTATCATCCCAACCAAGTTCAATTCGAACCCGATAACCGTTGGATACTGGAAGTTCAATTCCGATAGTTTCGCCAGAGTTATTTTTATCAACCCCGACACGACCACCTGAAATTGCAAAGATGTTCATGCGCCCAATTTGAGCAATCAATTCATCTTCGTTAAACGGACGACCTTCTTGCTTTGTCATTTTCTATCCCCTCTCTAGGATGTTCCGATTATATCACGGGAGTTGGTTATTGAGATACTTCTTGCTTCTTTGAAACGCTAAAGACTGATTCACCGAAATATTTAATTTCGACATCTTCAATCTTTTCAAATCCAAAGTCAGCGCAGATGTAAACCTGACCATCAATTTCAATTTCATCTCCGACGCTTATCGCTGTGTGAGTGCGAAATTGAGATAACTTTGGCTCAATAATGTCCCAAAGTTGTCCGCTGTAAATGTTTGTTGCTTTGTAAATTCTTTCGCAGAAACCGATGTTTAATGAATCAGTAGTAAAATGAGTAAGGTCATAAATATTATGCTCAAACTCTACGGATGTTATAAACCGACCCTGCTCAGCCTTATCGCCAAACGCCTTCCAGGTAATTTTTACTTTATTCACTTTGCCCCCTCTTTGATTTTTTTCTGATGAAGTTGAATTAATCGACCAATCGCTTTTGCATATTCTGCTTGCTTTGCAATTGGTTGAGCAAACATCGCTCTGTCTAACTGGTCTATTGCTTTCGCAATCTCTTGAGCAGTCATCTCTTCAAGCGCCTTCATTTTGTATCCTCTCTCTTGGTTACAACCTGAGTATATCATACCTGGGTTAGTTATTCCTGTTGATTCTGACCTGCGACACAGGAATTCCTCTTTCCTGGGCAAACTTCTTTTTTGCTTGAGCAATCGCTGAACGCTTTTCTTTAGATTCAGCAGTCAAGATTAAGAAGGCAACAACATTTGCCCAGCCCTGAGCATCTTCCTCAGAATCAGCAGCGTAAGTAGCCAACCATTCAGCAGCGCCGTGTAAATCGCCTACAGATGGTGATTTTGGAACTACTAATTCTTCGTGAAGGTATCTATCTACGGATTCGTAGTCGGAACTAATTCTGTTCCCCCACTTAAAGCCTTTGTAATCAAGCGCCATTTTTATCTCCTCTCATTCATTTACAACCCCAGTTTAGCATAGATTATTCCATTGCTACAATAGGAGCAATCGTGTCCCCGTGACCCCGTGGCTAGGGTCCAATTTGAAACTTTTACGCATTTTGTCCGTTTTAGGGCTTATATCCTTTTGGGTCATTTTTCCAATGTCGGATTCAGCAAGCGCTAATGAAATCGGCTCACCAATGGGTCTTACAATCCAGGACCAAGGCAGTTCAATTTTGCTTTCCTGGGATGCTCCAGCCGTCGGCTCTGTTCAACCTGAGCGCTATGCGATTATGTGGACTTGCCCTAGTTGCGGCAATGGATACGGGATAGCAACTGGCAATGGTGGAGATGCGTCCGCCCTAAAAACTTTTATGGTAATTCCAAAAGAAATGCTGCCAGCCGATACTTATACTTTTCAAATTAGGTCAGACAATGACAGCCTTGGTGTTTATTCTTCATATTCAAACACGGCAGTAATAAATACTTCTAATCCAATTCCTTTACCTGATGTTTCACCAAGTCCTGCGCCATCCGTAGTTCCTGCGCCTTCAGCCAGCGCAAGTCCTTCTGCAACTCCTGGACCTTTACCTTCTCCGACTTCAACGCCCGAGCCACAAATCTCACCCTCTGCAAGCCCACAGCCCAGCCCAACACAAACGCAACCAGCGATAGAACCAAATCCATCTCCTACTCCTTCACCAACTTTAAGTGCGGCTCCTGTGGCTCCAACACCTCAACCAACTCTTCCAGTCGTCCCAAGTCCATTGCCGTCGGAACCAACTCCCACTCCTTCTCCTTCACCTCAACCAACATCGGAACCATCACCTTCACCGATTCCAATGCCGCAACCTTCCGTAGAACCGATTCCTCAACCGCAACCGACCCAGGAACCTGCGCCGAATACACCTGAACCCACACCTGAGCCATCTATTCCACCACTCCCTTCCATTGACCCGATTCCCGATTCTGTTCGACCTGAGCCACCTGTAGTCGCGCCTGAGCCAGAACCCATTCCCGACGAGCCTGCTCCAACTCCCGAAGAACCTGCGCCAACTCCTGAGCCAGACCCTCAGCCCGAGCCTCCTGCGCCCGCGCCCGAAGAACCTGTGCCTCCAGTAGCCCCAGAAGAACCAGCGACGCCACCAGTAGAACCAGAAGCCCCGCCAGTAGAGCCTCCACCTATCGACGCCCCAGATAAAGAGCCGTTGCCAGAAGAGCCACCACCGTTGCCAGAAGAAGAAGAGAATTCCAACTTGCCACCTGAGCCTCCAATTCCAGGATTAATTCCAAATAATCCTGATTCGTTGCCTGATGATATTCCCAAACTTCCTGAAGAGCAAGCATTGAAGCCTCATGTTCAAGAAGATAAACCTGGAGTTGAAAACGGAGGCATTGAATTTTACGGAACTAAAACTCAGCCTCAAGTTATTGGCGAAGATGGAAATTTAACTCCACCTCCACCTGAACCTGGAAGCGGTGACCCAATTCCACCTGACGCGATTACAACTACTGAAACTTTTATTGGTCAGCCTGGAGGCACAACTTTTAATGCTCCAGATATTGCTGTCCCAGTTGAGCCAATTGAAATCAATATAGATATTCCTGGAGTCGGTGAATCGGTCCAGGCGCTTGCCGATGCTTATGTAGTCATGGCAAATATTGGAAACGATATGTCACCTATCACCCGCAAAAAAGCAAAGAAAATTCTGGTCGCAACTTTAGTTGTCGGTCAGATTACACAACTAAGAAGGAGATTCTAATGAAAGGTTTATTCAAAGACCTGGCAGAACAGATTTGGACTTTCGTAGGTCTGTTTTCAGCATGGCTTGTATTAACTGGCTCAGCAAAAACTGTTGTTGGTTACGCAATCCTAATTTCTATTTTCCTATGGATTACAACTTATCCAATCCGTAGAGATAAGGACAAAGAATGAAAAATATCAATAATGTTTTAATGCGTATGCTTGCAGTATTTGCTGCATCGGGTCTATCGGTTATCGGCGCTGGTTCTTTGTTTGGACTAGAGCCAATTAAGTCCGCTGCTATGGCTGGCTTGCTTGGAGTTGCCACCGTAGTTGAAAGTATTTCTCGTTCTTTTCTCAACGATGGCAAACTCACTTCAAACGAAATTAATGAAGCGTTTGCAAAGGTAGATAAAAAGAAGGCTTAAAGAAGAAACGCTTTCTTTAAATCTCGGACAGTCTTTTGAGCCTCTGCCCGCGCCTTGCTTTTTACTGGACCTAATTGAGTAGATTGAATAGCCCGATTCAAGAAATTGATGAGGGCTATTTGCTCTTCTCGATGCAAAGGCTTTTGGGCAAATTCTTTTTTGCGTTGAGCCTCTGCCCGCTTTTGTTTTTTTGCAGCAGCCGCAATTTGATTTCTTGTTAAACAAGATTTATCAATTGGCGGTAGCGCTTTATTATTGTGGCGAACTTTGTGAGTTTTGTATGATTCACGAAGTTGTTTTGCCAATTCGTTCCCGAAAGCATTTTTAACCAGGAATAAAAAGATTCCCGCAAATTCGGGTCCGTGTTTAGTTTTGTATGGCGCTAAGCAATGAGCCAATTCGTGAAGAATAATGGCTTCATTTCTAGCCCATGTGCCGAGTGTGATTCGACGACCCCCATAGGCTTTGCCGCCGCCTCGACCCGACTCGATATAAATTTGGCGGGTGCCAAATCTTTGTCTGAACCAGTATTGTTCACAAATTACATTTAGGTATAACTGGCACTCATGGATAGAACTTTGTTTGGTGAGATTAAATTTAATCTCGGGAAAATTTTTACTCCCAGTCTTGATGACAGTTTTTCCTGCGTCATACAGGAATCTTTCAGCCGCATAATGTCGGCTTTTTTGGTTATCTCTAACCTCTTTCACCATAGCAGTTTCCTCTCTTACGCTGCTTGAGCAACCTGTTGCTCTTTATGTTCTTGTTTTAAGTGGCGCCCAAGGCTTTCAAAAGCCATTCCGCCGCGGAGTTGCCATTCCTTCTCACATATTGAACAGATGACGATTCTCATATCTGCCCCCTCTCATAACCCATTATACACTACTGGGGTTTGATATTCAAATCAAGATTACAAGTCCAGGCTCGGACACGCCGATATTTTAGGATTGGCATGAGTTTGCATATCTAACCCCAGTAGGGTATATTTAGAAATGAGAGAAAGGAAACCAAAGTGGTTACAAAAGAGTTTGCAGTCAAAATTGACACGCAACTATCTGAGTTGCACAACAAGCGCTGGAACATTCTTTCTGATTTAGAAAGCGCTCAAGATTCTTTAAAGTTCTACCAGAAGCATTACCCAAACGGCGTTGAAAAGATTTCTCAATACGAATCAAAGATTGTTGTTATTAGAGAAAAACTTTTTCAGGTTGGAAGTGAAATCTTGGATTTAAACAAGATTTATGACCAGGACCCATGGACAAGAGCGTTTTTAGTTATCAATAACAACGGTCATGTTCACAGTTCAATGGATTGCAATACTTGTTTTTCAACCACTCGTTACCAATGGTTGATTCAATACAGCAACGATGATGAGAAAACAATCGTTGAAGATGCTGGTCAAGATGCTTGCACAGTTTGCTACCCATCTGCTCCAGCAGATGTCTTAAACCGTCCTTCAAGAATTGTCACAGCGGACAAAATTGCTAAGGCTGCTGCAAAAGCAGAACGCGAAGCAAAGAAGGCTGCAAAGTTGGCAAAGCAAAAGGCAGACGCTCCAACAGCATCAGGAGAGTTTCTTTACTTCAAAGATGGAAAATACACAGAAGAGATTCGCACAGAGCGCACAGCGGTTTCTGAGTGGAACAACCTTCAACAGTCAATCAACAGAGAAATTGTTACTCACTATTACAACGGTGAGCCTCACACAGAAGAATCTATCCAGCACCAAAAGGACCAAATTCTAAAGGCTCAAGATAAAGCGGACATCATCTGCAAAAGCCTTGCTGAGAAGCACGGCGTTTCATTTGACCAACAGTTAAAAACACTTCAAACTAAATACAACAAGAGGAGGGTGGCATGAAGTGTTCAAAATGCGGAAGCCAATTTAGGCTTCAAAAAATGTGGTATGGATTCATTTGCGGGTCTTGTGAAATAGACCAGTCAATGAAGCAATACGGCTTGATTTCAAACAAAGAATAATATAAACTACAGTTATAAACCTAGAGAGGGGGAAACATGAGCGCCAAGGTAGAAGATTTATTTGCAGATTTAATTAAAGCAACTGGCGAGCCATTGCACTCAGATTTACTCCCATATCTTGAAGATGGAGTTCTGGGCAAGCAATTGCGTCACCCATTGGTTTATCAAGTTCCACTATGGGCTAACGGTCATGCCAACGCTTATTACTTACAGAAGAAAAAAGCGGTTGCAGAAGCCTTAGAAAATAAGAATTATAATTCTTATGTATATTTGCATGAACGCCCATATCGATTACAAGCATTTATCCAAATTGCAGATAAATTGTCTGATACAAAATATTGGACTTTGCTTAGTTCGATTTGGACCGACACAGAAAATCAATGGCAAAACCATGAAATTTGGAAAACATTGCTTTCATCAAAGCGTTCTAATCGTCACTACCTATCAGGAGAAGAAGGCGACAATTTGTTGCGCTCATTACCTGAAGAGGTAACAATTTATCGTGGGTGCCAACCAGGATTAAACGAAAACGGATTATCCTGGACCCTGGATAAAAACAAAGCAAAATTCTTTGCCAATCGATTTGGTGAAGAGGGAATCATCTTAGAAAAGAAGATTTCCAAAGCAAGTATCATTGCGGTCCTTTTGGGTCGTGGTGAATTCGAGGTTATCTACGAGGGGGTAATCAAGTGATAGAAAACTATTTCAACCGAAAAGGCATCAAATTGTCCCGTAAGGGTCAGCGTTGGGCAGATAATGCCGAGGCAATTGTGTTCTTGGTCTTTATATTGCTCGCATTTGGCATTGTGGGGTCCATAGAGAGCGGTAGGTGGTTCTGACCATGGGATTACTCAAGCGACTATGGAACCTGGCTCACAGCGACAGTTTAGGGGCTATTTCGCCCGAATCTTTGCGGCGTTTACAGCGCTGGGAAAATGAGCGACATCTCCAGGAATTAGCGGATAAGCGACACGCTCAACAGGATTTGAATACTAAACCAGAGTAGGTTATACTGGTTATACATCGAGAGAGAGGAATCAAGATGACTCAAGCAGCAGTTAAAGCAAAAGCGGCATACGAGATTTATGTCGAAGCATCCGAAGCGGCAGAAGCCGCGGTCCGTGCTTGCCGACCAACTCCAATGGTTGTTGGTAGCGCAACAACTCCATTCGGAAATGAAATCGACGAAACAAAGCCAACATATTATGTTGAAGGCGGTGTTTGCGGATTCGCTTCCGTAGTAATTAAGCCAGCGCGTGGTTCGTTGGTAGCGCTACTAAAGCAACGCGGTATAGGGCGAAAGTCTTATTACGGCGGTTGGGATGTTGCATCCTGGGAGTTTGCACCAAGTATTCGCCGCGACCAGAGTTACGAAAGAGCGTGTGCAGCAGCAGGTGCAGCAGCCGCGGTGCTTCGTAGTTATGGAATTAGCGCGGGAGTAGATTCCCGAATCGACTAAAACAAAACAGTTCACCCGCTAATCACCGTTCTGATTAGCGGGTGATTTGTATACATAAAGTCCTACCTTTCTACTTTATGTATGCAATTGTGGTGTATCCTACTTGTGTGGGCGCCCCACAGTTCCGTGGAGTCGATTGCCCGTTATGCCATCCTCTCTCACCAGGCGTGATGTGTGCGCCTCCACGGAACACCTAAATTTTATGCTTAACTTAACCTGGGTTATATTGTAAATTGTCAGGTTTATCTGATACCTTAGAGCCAGGTTCGCAAACTACCTAAACTAAAAGTGAAGCCAGTCCGATACTGGCAACATAGATATATCGCAGCCAGCGATAAGAAAATGTTCGCTCCAAACTTTGGAGGAATATTGCGCACTTATGAAAACAAACTTGTAAATCCATTCACTATCGCATTAGCAGCAGCGATACTTATTACGACTAATCCATTACAGATTCCCAAAGACGCACCCGCAGCAGCGGATGAACCTGTAATTGTTCAACCAGTATTGGTTGAAAGAACGCCCGAAGCGGCAAAAGAATACGCAAAAACAAAGATGGCTGACTACGGCTGGAAATCTCCTGCTCAATGGGTTTGCCTCCTGGATTTGTGGACGGGCGAATCAAACTGGCGACCAGATGCCTATAACAAGCAAGCCGTATATCAAAATGGCGAGCGCCTTCATGCGGGCGGGATACCTCAAATTTTGGGACTTGACCCAGACACCACCGTGGAGCGCCAAATTGAAAGAGGCTTCATTTATATTCAATCCAGATACGACACGCCATGCGCAGCAAATAATTTTTGGCATACCCATTTTTGGTATTGAGTAGTATGCGGGGATGGACAAAGAGAATTTTGCGGAAGAACAGCCGCCCACCCCTCAAGTTTTTGCGGTAAGCAATGATGATGTAAAACCCTGGGATTTATTAAACCCAAACACGGTTTTTGTCGATAGCGCAAGCCAAAAAGCAAGATTTGAGATATGTAGAACTTGCCCAGAGTTCTTGGCTATAACAACTCAATGCAAAAAATGCGGGTGTTTTATGAAACTAAAAACTAAATTGGAAAAAGCCACTTGCCCGATAGGGAAATGGTAATTTCTACGGATGGATAAACAAGAAAAACCATCTGCTATTGATGACGCCCTTGCTGAAATAGCAAGGATTGCTTTTCCTGACCCTGCGATATGCACGGGTTGGGTTTTGGTATCTGAATGGTTAGGCAGCGGTCCCCAAGATTACTGGACTTTAACCCTTGCAGATAGCCAACAACCAGAATGGCGCCATAAAGGATTACTTCGACACGGTTTAGAAACATGGGGAGATGATGACCTTGGAAACGAATCAAACGAAAGTCCAGAACCAAATCGAGAAGGATAGAAAAGCCCTCTACGAAAAACTTATGCAAGAGCGGTATGGAATTCCGACACGCGGAGATGAAATACAGGAAAACTCTCAACCATAAGTTTAGAATTACTACATGGGTTTAATGGATTTCGTAGATAAGGCGCCTTGCGCTGTATCTGACCCATGGCTATTTGACCAAACAACAGTTGATTTAGCCCAACCAGGATTATCTTATTGCGCTCGCTGTAAGTTTTGGCAAGAGTGTGATGATTTGGTCCTTCCAAGAAAAAGTCATTATGATGGAATTGCCGCAGGAAAAATGTGGCGTAATGGAAAAGTTTTGGCTAAGTTAGACCCTGATATTCCTAACCGACTAATCGTAGGTGAGGAAGAAGAAATAGAAGAACCCAGCCTGACCCAACAAGAATAGGATAAATAAAATGACAACACTTACAATCACAGGCAATCTTACAAATGACCCTGAACTTCGCTTTATCCCTAGCGGAAAAGCATTAGCAACTTTTACGGTTGTATCATCAAAATCAACAAAACTTCCAGATGGAACCTGGGAAAACACAGATACGACTTTTTGGGAAGTTAAATGCTGGGGCAAGACCGCAGAAAATGTTGCCGAATCTTTGACTAAGGGAATGTCAGTAATTGTGTCAGGTTCAGCAGTTCAAGAAAACTGGGAAGATAAAAATACAGGTCAAAAGCGTTCAAAGATTTCAGTTACAGCGTGGAGTGTTGGACCTGATTTAAAGCGTCATTCAGCCAAGATAAGCGTCCTTACAAGCCCGCAATACAAGGCTGTTAGCCCTTCAGACGCACCTGACCCATGGAGCGTCCCGTTTGGCGCCCAAGATGATGTTGCGCCTTTTTAACCCGTATGTAGTATAGTTGGGTTAATAATTTCCTTATGAAAGGGGAAAATAATGGCTTGGACTGATTACTTTGTTAATTCAATCCCTGGCGCAAAAGTAGTTGCATCAGCAGATGCAAAACCATATGTTTCTCACGAAATTGCTCTTCGAGAGTATGTTGAGATTGAATTAAACATTCAAAACGAAGCATTGCCATTTCATATTTTCTTCCGTCGCTTTGATGCTATCGGTGGAGAATTGGAAAATCGTTTATTTGCACAAATGGGCGAAAAAACATTGGCTCTCAAATCTGTCAAAGAATTAACTGCAATGCGGCTTAATTCTATGGAATTTGTCCTAGACGGAGAATAAAAGGGCAAAATTCACATAACGCTATAATCGTTCGATGGACGATTACTCAGCCTCGGTTGATGGCGTCGTGTCTGTTCTTGGTTCGTTTGCTATCCAGACCCATGAAGTATTTAAGGAACTGGTCAAAGCAGGGTTCAATGAAGAACAGGCTATTAAAATTTGTGTTGGATTAGCCACTAAAGATTAACGGGGAACCATGGCAGAGAAACTTGATTTAACGGAGTTTGGTTCGACGGGCTTGCGCCGTTCGGGTGGAACTGTCTATGAAGAATTTCTTACTAATCTTCGCGGTATCCGCGGCGCTAAGGTCTACCGCGAGATGGCAGATAACGACCCAGTAATTGGGTCAATGCTTTATGCAATTGAAAAAGTTATTACTCGCCTTGAATGGCGTATTGACCCATTTGAAGAAGATTTACAAGACGATTCAGCATCCAATAAAGCCGATGAGGAAGTTGGAAAATTTATTGAAGAATGTCTGCACGATATGTCAGACTCATGGGACCAAACACTTTCAAGTATTTTAACTATGCTTATTTTTGGATATTCATATCACGAAATTGTTTATAAATATCGCGGTGGGCAAGATGCTAAAGATGGAACTCGCCGCTCAAAATATTCAGATGGAAAAATTGGATGGCGCAAATTCCCTATTCGCGCTCAGGAAACTTTGTTCCGCTGGGATATTGATGAAACAGGCGGAATTAACGGAATGGTTCAAGTGGACCCTTCAGGCGGCGGAGTTCATTACATCCCAATTGAAAAGGCTATGTTATTCCGCACTAGCGTTAATAAAAATAACCCAGAAGGTCGCTCAATCCTGCGCAACGCTTACCGACCATGGTATTTTAAAAAGCGCATTGAAGAAATTGAAGCAATTGGTATTGAGCGCGACCTTGCAGGTTTGCCTGTAGCGTTTGTTCCGCCAGAGTATTTATCAGCGTCGGCTTCAGATGCTCAGAAGGCTGTTTTGGCTTCGGTTCAGCAAATTGTTACTTCTATTAAGCGTAATGAGCAAGAGGGTGTTGTATTCCCAACTCTCTATGATGAGCATGGAAATAAGCAGTTTGATTTAAACCTTTTATCTTCAGGTGGTTCACGCCAGTTTGATACGGATAAAATTATTCAGCGTTACGACCAAAGAATGTCTATGTCTATCCTTTCAGATTTTATTCTTCTCGGTTCAGACAAAGTTGGTTCTTACGCACTTGGTTCAACAAAGATGGATTTGTGGTCAATGGCTGTAGATTCAATCGCCAAAAACATTGCTGAAGTAATCAATTCTTATGCAATCCCTCGTTTGATGAAGTTAAACGGTATGGATGTAAGCCGTTGCCCACAACTTAATTACGGCGAGATTAACCATGTTGATTTAACTGAAATTGGCAACTTTGTTACACAGTTGGCTCAGGCTGGAGTTCTTGTTCCTGACGCAAACCTTGAACACTACTTACGCGATTTGGCTGGATTGCCCGAAGCGGACCATAGCGGTGCAAGTTTTGGTGCGCCTCCTGCACCTGGTCAAGAACCAGGAGTTCCCGCTGATGCAAATACTGCGGGACAAACAGTTGCCGACCAAGTAAAACCAGTTGAGGGAACGGAACCGCTCCAAGGCGATACGGACTAGACCATGGCACTTCGGTTTAGTAAAGCCAACTCAGGAAAAAAAGTTCCACTAACTGCCGAAGAGCAGGTAATGGCTCGCACCCTAATAGATGCTATCCGTCGAACAACAAACTCAATTTCTGTTCAAGAATTATCGCGCATTATTTCTCAACTAGACGCAGATACTTTAGCCCGCTTGCTTCAACAAATTTCTATAAGTGGGGATGCCGCCGCAATCAATAGAGCCTTAATGCAATCAGTAAGTTTTGGTGGAACGGATGCAATTCAACAGATTGCTCGCATTGCTCCAATTCTTGCTTTACCCGCATTTATGCCAACTAAAGTCCAGGTTCTTAATCCTGAATCTTTAGCCAATATGGACTTTACAAAAGTTCCTCGTTGGGCAAGTAATGCACCAGATAAGATTAAATTTAATTTAAGTTTTAATAAAACAAACCCAAACTCTTTGGCTTTTGCCCAACGCCGCGCTGGTGAATTAGTGAGAAGTATTGATGAGGCAACTCGTTTATCTATCCGAAACATTATTACCGATTCTTTTGCTAATCAAGTAAGCCCACAAATTACCGCTATGCGCATTAAGAATATTATTGGACTTCACCCTAGATGGGCTGAGGCAGTAGTTGAATTTGAAAAGCGTGAAACTGCTCGTTTAATTAAGGCTGGAGTTTCAGAATCAAAGGCTGTTAAAACCGCTCAAGGTTCTGCCTCTGCATACGCTGATAGATTAAAACAAGCCCGTGCTACCACCATCGCTCGAACAGAAATTCAGATAGCACAAAATGAGGGACGCTACGAAGGTTGGAAGCAAGCATCTGATGCTGGGTATGTAGACCCCGCTTCAACTAAAACTTGGATAATTGCTCAAGACGAACGCACCTGCGATATATGTGTTCCCCTTGATGGTGAAACAGTTCCATGGAACGGAATTTTTTCAATTGGAGATGAAGTTCCTGGAAGAGTGCATCCTAATTGCCGCTGCACCATGCAAATTAACCCTCCCGAAATTGCATCATTATGACCCAGATAATTTACTTTCAACCTGGATTAAAACCAGTTCTTAAACACCAAGTCCACGACCAAAAGACTCATGGCAACTGGGCTTTAAGTGAGAACTATCCAGATTTATTAACACTAGGCACATTTGAAGAAGAATTTGAATATGACCCAGCGCTAATGGTTTATAGCGAGCGCTATGGAGTAGACAAAGACGGCAAAATCGTTGGAGTTGAAACCTTTGAGCATGATGCTATTGATAGTTATTCTCAAGAGGGGTATAAAAATATAAACGCGTTTCTTCGCAACCCCAGAGGTTTTGAAGGTTCTTATGAAATAAAATTTCTTCAAGAAAAGGTTGATGGGTTAGATTCTTTGATTGATAAGGCTCCAGATATGTTCGGAGATAAAACTTTATTTCGAGTCGTAGATAATTTTGTTTTAGCGCAGTTAGCCCCAGGCGACACTCTCAGAGATAAAGGTTATTTATCAACTACACGAATAGATTTGACCAAAGATACGGATACTCGGGATGCGCTTGGCGAAATATATGACACACCTGATACCGTTGCTGTCATTCTTCCAAGCCCAACCAAAAGCGGTAAAGGAATTGCCGTAGACCTTTATCGAACCTCCGTCAATGATACGAGTTCCGTATCAGATAGAGAAAAGGAAGTTCTATTACCTCGCCAAACGGATTTGCTGTTTTTGGGATATAAAAGAGGTATAGGCTCTGAGGATAAGGTCGCAGTCTTTCAAAGGGTGGATAAATGAGCAGATTTAAAACCGTTCTTGAGGATGTTGAGATTATCCAAGCCGTTGAAAAACACGGCACTCACGACCAAAAAACCCATGGTAACTGGGCTACGGGTGGAACTCTTTATACAAGCATTATTGACCGCTTGGCTGCTAAAGATGTAACTGGATTTAGCCTGGATATTTCTAGCCGCAAACAGCCTACGAGCGGCTATATGGCTTCAAATGATGGCGCTGAAAAACCTATCGCTTACGACGAATTCTTTTCAAGCAGGGATAATGGGCGAAAAATTCTTTTGGACTACATAGAAAAGAACGCAGACGCCCTAAGCGAGCGCGGAGCATATTTTGGTATATGGGTTGTAAAAGACCAGGGAACCGTGTATCTTGATGTTTCTCGGCGCTACGATTCCAGAGGTGAAGGAGTCCGCGCTGGATTTAGCAATAAACAACAATCAATTTACGACATCGACAATGATGCGTATATCTATATGAAGGACGAGGTAGATGACCGAACCAACAAAGCCGTTACTGGTGGAAGTTCCAATTCCAGTCAATCAGATGACGGACGAAGAAAAGAAAGCCTTCGCGGAGGAAATTCTCAACGCGATAGAAAAGAACCGCTAACAACTTTCCCTCATGTTTGCTTAGGCAGATATACGGCAGTTCTAAAACACCTTCAGGGTTTGCATGACCAGGCAACTCATGGCGCCTGGGCTAGTGGTCGTTATCCAGAAGATTCAGTCAAAGCCGCCCGTGATGGCGCCAAAGAATATCTTTTTCAAAAAGGTTTAAAAGGCGATGACACAATTGATTACACAAAAATTGTAGCCAACCGCGAACGGGCATCTAAAATAGCAGACCTTTACGAAAATCTTCCTAAAATGGACAGAGATGCAGTAGATGAGTATGAGGCGCTTGCATCCGAAGTAGAAGAACAATTTGATTACATGACAAAGACTTTAGGGGTCAAGGTTGAGTTCGTTGCTTCAGACCCTTATAAGACTTCAAAAGAAATGTTTGAAGATGTAAGCAAAGGCTCTCTAAAGGTTTTATCAACAGCCTCTACTGGCGCTCACCCATTATTTAGCGATGAACAAAATGACAAGTTTAGAGCAGTCCATGATTACTTTGGACACGCTGCTACAGGTCGAGGATTTGGGCAAGACGGAGAAGAGTCAGCCTGGGTCCACCATTCCCAAATGTTTACAGAAAAAGCGCGGGGTGCTTTAACAACCGAAACCCGCGGACAGAATTCCTTTTTTAATAATAGGGGAAAACAATTTGCAGACCAAAAAGTTGCTTTGTTACCACCTGAGTTCTGGCAAGTTCCGAAAGTGTTTGTCAAAATGCAAATAATTCGTTTTGCTCCAGGATTAAAACCAATTTTAAAACACCTTCCTGGACAGCACGACCAGTCCACTCACGGAGCATGGGCAACTGGCGGCTACAGCGAAGAGCGTCAAGCGGGCATTGCTGCCATGGAAAGCATGGGACCCTCAAGAGAGGACTTGGATAATCTTTATGATGCACTTCAGTCAAGTTCAAGTGGTCCATCTTTAGATGAGATGAAAGCAATTGTTGAAAATGACAGAGGGCTTTACGAGCAAGCAACTGATGGAATTGATGAAAGAGTTGCCGAGCGACTTAGCAATTTACAAGAAGAATTTCCTAAACATGAATACACAGAACAAGAAAAATCGACAATTTATGACGATGTTCAAACAGAAATGATTGATGAGTTCATTAATTCTGAATCAGACACAATTCATCAGATGTTTGAAGAGTCAAACGGCGGAAGCGACATGGATAAAATAGCAGAAATGCAAGGCTTTATGAATGAGGTTTACGCCTATGAACATACTGGAACAAATGCCGCAGGAGAAGAAAACACATATTATTCCGAAGTAACAAACATGGAACCTAGTCCATTTATTCCTGGCGGAATTAAAATTTACGGCTCTGTTTATACAACAAACGGAGATATTGCTGGAGAATTTGAGCGCACCATGTATAAAGAAAATGGTGAGTGGATGGTTGAGCATGACATATTCCAAATGTTTGATGACCACAAGGGTTCAGGATTTGGAAAAGGTTTTATTGAACAACAAGAAAACTGGTATGTATCCCGAGGATTTGATTCAATTGTTGTAGGAACCGCATGGGACGGCGCCCGCCATTGGGCAAGAGCGGGCTATGACTGGAATCCAAAAGAAATGACACAAAATGTTACCCAACTAATGCAAAGAGTTAATCACGAACCAGGGTTTGAGGTTGGCACCCAAAATAGAACTGAATTTGAATCTTTGATGGGTCGCATGGTTGAAAATTACAAACCAGGAACAAATGAAAACGCTATGGCTGGAACAGGTCTTACATCAGCAAGAGAGTTAAAAGTTAAACCCATGACAAATAATGATTTTCCAATCCCCGCTGATTTTGCAAACCTTGGAATTGACCGCAAAACTAAAACAGGTAATTTTGTGGACTGGGCTGGAAAAGGGCTGACCGCTGGACTGCACATGAAATACAAGAAGGGCTTGACCGCCGAAGGTTTGACTATTGCAGAGGGACCAATTGACCGCGATGGCGATGGATTGGTTTATGACGGAACAGCCCGAGAAAAACCAGCCCCAAACAAATAAACCCTGGTATAATTAGTTATTAAGGAGGCATCATGGATAGAGCAGAACGGTTAAAAAGAATTCAAGCCGCATATGCTGAATTTTCAACGGACTTAAAGTTTGTTGATGAAACAGGCGGCTCCGATAAAGATGAATCCGAATTTATGACGCATTTAGCGGAGATGAAATTAACCTCGGTAGAGGAAACTAAATAAGGGTTGTAATCCCATCCGCTATCCTTAGCAAATGGCTGACAATACTTTCACTCCTCCAGAGGGAGTTCGTTCCGCTGCAAAGCGGGCGCTAAAGTGGATTGCAGACGGCAAGGCTGGTAGCGGCTTTACCTCCGTAGGACACACCAGAGCCACACAATTAGCCAATGGCGAAAACATCTCGCTTGAAACTTTGAACAGAATGAAGTCTTTCTTTTCGCGCCATGAGGTTGATAAAAAGGCTACTGGATTTAATGAGGGAGAACAAGGTTTTCCTTCTCATGGAAGAGTTGCCTGGGATGCCTGGGGCGGTAATGCTGGATTTGCCTGGGCTAAATCAAAAGTTGGGGAAACAGAAAAATCCATTAATAAAAGTGCAGATATTGCTCCTCGCTTGGTTGAACTCAGCGTCGATAAATTGCGTTCGCTCCATGAGCGTTTACATAAATCCAGCCCAACCGCATCAACCCTAGAAGTCCATCATTTAACTACAACTGAAATGGCTCGCCGCGGTATGGAGTTGCCAGTAAACGACGAATGGCAAAATGTCCGTATTCAGATTGATTATTTTAAAGATGTAGACCTCAAATCTTTTGCTTCAACTTTACCCACAGGACAAATTGAAGATGTAATTAAGGCAACTGGAACTAGCGTTGCTGATGTCAGAGTTGTTTTAACCTCTATTGGCTATGCCATGGAGATTGCCCCAAATGATGTAGTTGCAAAAATGATTAAACATCAAAAAGATAAATGGGTTGTTTATGATTCAACAGGAACTCATGCTTTTGGAACATACGATACAAAAGAAGAAGCAATGGACCGCATTGCTGAAATGGAATATTTTAAAAAACACCTTCAAGGTCAGCATGACCAAAAAACCCACGCTCCTATTTGGACAAGAAATCTTGTAGATGCAATAGAAGCGGGAGAACACCCAGAAGTAGAGCCAGAAAATATTTCTGCAATGCTCAAAGGAATGAGTAAATTAACAACCCATCCAGACATTACGGAAGTAAGCGTAAAAGGACATTTGCTTTTTGGCGGCGAAGGAATGGGTATTGCCCGCAAAGATATGCCCCAGATTCCAAGCAGGGAAAGAGATAGATTTCTTTCAGAAATTGAAAAAACAGATGGCGTTACTTTTGATAAAGAAAAGGTGGACCCTACAACTTTGAAACCAATTCAAAAAGAAATTTCTGGTTCTCGGGCTGGCGCTATTTATAATAAATTTGCGGAAGATGGAGGAATTCCAAAAAATGAACGAATTCTTATTTCCTCCGACGGCTTTGTTGTAGACGGTCACCATACATGGGCAGCATCAGTTGGATTTGCATTTGACAAACCAGGAACAGAAATCCCAGTTTATCGTTTGTCAATTACTGGTAAGGAAGCCTTAAAGATTTCAAATGATTGGGCAAAAGCAAACGGATTTGAAGGTCAAGCGATTGACGCCAAGGTTAAAAAATCTTTATATCTTTTAGAACCTATGGAAAAGTTTAATCCTCACCATGATGAAATTGGAAGATTTACAACTGCAACTGGTGGCGGTTCTAGTGGTGCAACCGTAACAGGAAATACGCAAGATGGTTCTCAAGTTGTAAACGGAATTAAAGTTCCACCCCTTGCTAAAGAACCTGAAATTAAAGCACACAATCCAGTTGCGCTTGCCAAAGCAAAAGAAATTAATGAAACTGCAAAAAGAGTTGAACCAGCAATTACTGGATTAATTACTGCAATTGCTCAACGAAGTGGCGGAGAATTTGTTCAGTTAGACCAGAGGATTAAATCAACTGAAGCGTTGGCTGGAAAAATTGAACGCGAGGCTGTATCCGAACACGGTGGGGACCTTGATAAAGCAGCAGCGGGTATTTCTGATGCCGTCCGTTACACACTTAAAGTTCCGCAATCTGAATATACGGCTTCTTTTGATTCAACAATTAAAGTTTTACAAGATGCAGGTTTTACAACAATCCGACCAAAAAACTTTTGGCAATCAGGCGACCCTTATGATGGCGCTAATATCAAAGGAATCAAAAACGGAATTCAAATTGAAGTCCAATTACACACCCCTGAATCTTTTGCCATGAAAAAGCGTATACACGGGTATTACGAGGCTTACAGAAAATCCCCAAACGATACGACCCGCAAGAGGATGTGGACTCGCATGGTCAATATTGCTAAAACATTAGAAAAACCAGCCAACTATTCAACTTTGCTGGGCATCGGAACCCTTGTTTTACAACAATTCCAAACAGCCCAAGAAGTGGGTTTGGTAAAATCAACTAGGGTTGATATACTAAACCTTAATAAGAGAGAGGGGTAAAAATGAGATATTTCATACTTATGAGTATGGGCAAACCCATTAATTTACGCCGCTGGACACCTGAAACTGAAGAGCGATGGCAGGACGGAAAATGGGTTCCAAGCGATGTAATCGGAGCATACTTAGCATTAGGCGAAGGCGATTACGATGAAATTACTACGGAATTAGCAATTGCTACATTTCCTGATGCTTTTGGCGATTTAACAAAGTCAATCGGAGCCTACGAAGTTTCCAAGGCTGAGGATATGAAGCGCTACACATTAGGCGCCATGTATATCCCAGACCGTTTAGATGCTCATAGTGAGTGGACATCTGCTGATGAATTACAGCAAGCCGTGTGGACATATGTTCGCTCAGGTGACCGAAATATCCGCCTTCAACATAATCGAGAAATCGTTGCAGGTGAATGGGTCGAAGTTATGGCTTTCCCTTATGAATTAACAGTTCCAGTTCAACAAGCCGATGGGTCAAAACAATCACATACATATCCAGCAAATACAGTTTTTCTTGGAGTTGTTTGGGAACCGTGGGCATGGGAACTTGTCCAAAGCGGAAAAATTCTTGGTTACTCAATTGGAGGTAAGGCTGAACGCCTTTATGTCGATATGGAAGAAGTTATCAAGGAGGACCCAACTTCTGATGGTCCCTTAGCCTCAGATGTTCATGTTGATACAATAATCAGTCAGCAGAAAAAAAAGAAACTTCCAAAGATTTTAGTTGAGGATAACAATGTCTAAAAAAGAAGGTATTTCAGTTGGCGATATGGTCGGCTGGAATTCTTCAGGCGGTCATGCCATGGGCAGGGTCGAACACATTATGCGGGACGGTGTTTTAGGAATCCCTGATTCAAAGTTTAAAATAAATGCTTCGAAAGAGGACCCTGCTGTATTAATCAGAATTTATCGTAATGGTGAAGAAACTGAAACTTTAGTCGGTCACAAAATGTCCACATTGTCTGGAACTGTCAAAAAATATAATCGCCACCATGATGATATTGGTCGTTTCTCTTCTGGTGTGGAAGGAACTGGCATTGGCATAAACGGCGATGACAATATGGATGCCATGGATATGATGGACATTAATCGCCCGCCTCGCTCAAAGCGTCAATTGACTGCATCTGAAAGAAAACTTCTTAATAGAATTACATCTGGCGCAACAAATTATGTTTTGCGTCCTGGTGATAACCGCGGTGTTTATAATCTTCCTTTTTCAACTGGACCAAAATTAAACGGTGGTATTACTGGATATGTTCCAAATTCAGGAGTAACTGGACAGCCAGGAGCGGGTGGTATGTGAATACCATCATTGAAACTACTCAAGAAATAATGCAGGGTTTAGGACTTCAAGCAACTCGCGTTTCAACCCCTCCTGGATATGCTGGACTATCAATTGAATTACCAAATGATTCCCAGGCATTTTTTATCTGGACCAAGATGGATGAGAACGACTACCATTTTAGAATTGCTAGATTTTGGACTAAAGACAATCCTTTCGCAATGTTTATATGCCCTGATTTAACTAGCGCCGTTGCAAAAACAAAGGTTTTAATAAACCTGTAAAAAAGTTACATTTTGGACATATGGTATTCTCATCCTGTCAAGACCCGAGGTTTTCCAACAGTCCATACTGTAAAGGGAGCCTCTTTTCGATAGGAGTCACATGGCTGGTCGCGCTCGCAAAATGGTGAATCTTGCCATTGAAGAAACAAGTGGGGTAGACCATCCCGCACACCTACACGAAGGTTGGCTGGTTATGAAATCTGCCGACGAATCTGAAGTTCAGAGTGTCTTAGACGAAACGCTCACCGAGGAGGACTCCAACATGGAGGATGTAACTACCGCGGCTGTTGAAGAGCAGGTCGAAAAGGCTGACATGACTATCGAAGAAGCAATGAAGAAAATTGCAGAACTTGAAGCCAAGTTAGCAGAATCCAAATCTGAAGATGCGGCTGAACCAGCAATGGCTAAGTCGGTTTCAGAGGAATTCTTGAAGTCCGCTCCTGAGCCAGTCGTCAAAATGATTGAAGATTTGAAGAAAGCAGCAAGCGATGCAATCGCAGAACTCCAGAAGGAGCGCGATGCAACAGCAGATGCAGAAGCAGTTGAAAAGGCAAAGGGATGGGCAAACCTTTCTCTTGATGCCGAAAAAGTTGGTCCAGCGCTTCGTCGTTTGGCAACAATTGATGCAGAACTAGCAAAGTCAGTAGAAGAAGTTCTAACTGCAACTAACGCAAAGGCTGAATCAGCAGATATTTTTGCGGAAATCGGCAAATCCGCAGATTTCAAGAGCGGTGATGCTTACAGTCGTATGACTGCCATGGCAAAGTCTGCTGTTGAAGAGGGTGTTGCAAAGTCATTCGAGAACGCTCTCGCTGACATTGCTGTAAGCAACCCTGACCTTTACAGCCAATACCTATCCGAGAAAGGTGCCTAATTACCATGGCATATGAATTCAGTAATTACTCGGTAAAGGTCACCCTCGTAGCAGGTGCAGACCTTTCCGCAAAGCAATACAACTTCGTTAAGTTGAACTCTTCAGGTCAAGCAATCGCGGTTGCTGCCGATACCGATGTCCCAATCGGAGTTCTACAGAACGCACCAACTTCAGGTCAAGAAGCCGAAGTTCTTATCGTTGGCGGAACAAAGATTGTTGCTGGTGCAGCAATCACACTTCCATCTGCAATTGGAACAGGCTCAACAGGTAAGGCAGTTGCCCTTGCTACTACAGATACAACAAAGTATGTAGTTGGAACTCTTATTTCCGCTTCTGCTGCTGATGCAAATGTTGTGACCGCTGTTATTAACTGCGCAAACGCAACTAGAGCGAACTAAGGAGCAAATAAAAAATGCCACAACCAAATATCAATAGCGTCCACATTGACGCAATTCTTACAAACATTTCTGTTGCTTACCTTCAGAATCAAGACAACTTCATCGCTGACAAGGTATTCCCAGTAATCCCTGTCGATAAGCGTTCAAATAAGTATTTCACTTATGACAAGAACGACTGGTTCCGTGACGAGGCTCAACGCCGCGCTCCTGGAACAGAGTCCGCTGGTGGAGGATATTCTCTTTCAACTGCAACATACTCAGCAGATGTTTTTGCTTTCCACAAAGATGTCGATGACCAAACAATGGCTAACGCAGATACACCTTTGAACCCTCTTCGTGAGGCAACAGAGTTCGTAACTCGCCGCCTAATGCTTCGTCGTGAACTTCAATTCGTATCTGATTTCTTCACAACAAGCGTATGGGGAACAGACATCACAGGTGTTTCAGGAACTCCATCAACAAACCAAGTAAAGCAATGGTCAGACTACACAGCATCAGACCCAATCAATGACATCGAAAACGGTAAGTCAGGCATCCTTTCTGTAACAGGTATGGAAGCAAACACACTCGTTCTCGGATACGAAGTATTCAAGGCTCTAAAGAACCATCCAGACCTTGTGGACCGTATCAAATACACATCTTCACAGACAATCACAACAGATATGCTTGCGGCAATGTTTGACATTCCACGCGTTATCGTTGCCAAGGCTGTAAAGGCAACAAACAACGAAGGCGCAACAGGTGCATATGGTTTTGCATTTGGTAAGTCAGCACTTCTTTGCCATGTTGCTGCAAACCCAGGTCTGCTAACACCTTCAGCGGGTTACACATTCGCATGGACAGGCGTTTCAGGCGGACTTGGCGCAACCATTGGAACTTCACAGTTCCGTATGGAATCAATCAAGTCAGACCGCATTGAAGCGGAAATGGCATTTGATAACAAGGTAGTAGCGAGTGACCTCGGTTACTTCTGGACCTCAATCGTCGCTTAATTAAGTTGAGTGAGGGGGAGGGTCTGTAAAGGCTCTCCCCTTCCTTCTTAGAAAAGGAATTTAAAATGGGTTCAAATCCAAATCGTCTTACCAAGGGTGACGCAATTGTTGGTCAGATTATGGCGACAGATGCACAGTTCACAGGAACAATAGCGCTTTCTACAACTGTAGATAATATTGCCGATGGAGCCTCAATGGTTGCATCAGCAGCAAATATCATCACCAGCAAAATCATTACATCAACACCAACAACTACTCGTAACCTTACAACAGATACAGCAGCAGCAATTATTGCTTTGACACCTGGAGTAGTTGGACAGGCTTATGAATTTACAATTATTAACTTGTCTGCATCAGCAGCAGCCATCACTCTTGTGGGTGGCACAGGCGTAACAATTGTAGGTTCAGCAAATATTGCTTCGGCATCATCAGCAAATTTCTTTGCCCGTGTTGCAACATCATCAACAGTAGTTATTTACCGTCGATAGCATGAAGCATTTTATTCTCAAGAACTTTGTATCTAATGGCAAAAACCTTAAATACGGAGATATTGTTGATACATCCGACTGGATGCACATTAAGAACCTTGAGGCAATGCGCTATATCCGTCCTCTCACCGAGTCGGAAGAATCAACACCCAAGGTGACAAAGAAAACAAAAGTCGCCGCCGAATAATCGGTTGGGGGGCGATTCAGTAAAATGAGTCGTCCCCCTTTTTCATAGGAGCATTAAATGGCATTAGCACATGAACGCGTAACCGTTGCTTCAACAGCAACCCTTCTTTCTTCTGGCGCTGCTGGTAGAGATGGTCAATCGCTTCTAATTCAAAATCCAAGCACAAGCCCTGTTTTATACATTGGTGGTGCTGGAGTGACAACTACTAATTATGGCTATCTTCTTGTTTCAGGCGGGGAAATGTCCATAGAACTTCAAAACGGAGAAAGTCTTTACGGAGTTGTTGCTTCAACTAGCATAGTAAATATTATTCGCCAAGGAGTCTAAAATGGCTTTGCCAGCATCACTTTCAACAGCAACCGTAACTGGAACCTATGTAAGTATTCTTGGCAACCCTATAAGCGGCTCAATTACTTTTCAGCCGCAAACAATTCTTAAAGAAACAAACGCAAATGTAATTATTATGCCGACATACATAACAAAAACATTTGACGCAAATGGCACATTTACAGTTGTTTTACCATGCACAAATGACACAGATATATCTCCTCAGCCTTATGCTTACACGGTAGTTGAAAACTTTACCAATGGTAGAACTTTTCAAATGACCTTGCCTTTGAGCCAGGCTGGTCTAACTGTAAATATGGCAGATATTCTTCCAGCGCTTTCAAGCACAAGTGCAGGTTCATATACAACAATTGACCAGTATTCAGCCCTAAAAATTAGAGTTGATACTCAAGCCGCTGTGCCAAATACGGTTTTAAACTCTTACACATTAGCCCAGACTGCCGCCGCTTCTGAAGCAAGCGCTTTGGCTGCTTATAATGGATTAGAGTCATACCAAATTTTTGAAACTATGTTGATGGGGTCATAATGCCTGCTGCCGAACCGTATGTCCCGATTGCAACCTACACATCAGTAGAAGCAAACTTTGCACTTATTGAAACATCGTTGGCAACCCTTAAAATATCTACAGATAATTTAACCACCGCGGTAAATTCAGCGGCTTCTAACGCTGCCCTTGCTTCAAGTTATGCAGCAGTTCTTCCTAGCAATTTTATGGTTATTGGGTAATTATGGCACTAGCAGCAAGTTTAACTACGGTTACCGTCAGCGGAACATATGTAGATTTTGAAGGCGTTCCTATTGAGGGTCAGATACGATTTTCAACCACGGATGTATTAAGAAACGGAACTGATGACCAATTGGTTGCACCAACTACGGTTGTGGTTCCTTTGGTAAACGGTTCATTTTCGGTCACTTTGCCTGCAACAAATGACCCAGACATCTTTCCAAATCCTTTTGTTTACACCGTAGAAGAATCTTTTTCTAACGGACGGGTTTATACAATCACCCTTCCCTATACCTCTTCTGGAACTTTAGATTTAGCAGATTTAAGTCCTGGTCCAACTCTTTCAACCAATTATGTTGGTCTAATTGACTCTGTAACCTGGGCGGCATTAGTTGCAGATATTGATGCTCTTGATGTTGCAGTCAATCAAACAACAGGAAAAGTAATTGCTCAAACATATTGGCTTATCCCATATACCTACGCCACCTACACGGCTTTTAACGCCGCTTATGCCACTTACACGGCTATGAACGCAGCCAATTACGAGATTGGTTCTTCGGAAATTTCTTCAATTACTAGCGCGGCTACAACCTCTGCTACTAATGCACTAAACTATGCCAACCTAACAGCATCTAGGGCGGCTGCTACTATTAACCCATTGATGCTCTTAGGAGGAACTGATTAAATGGCAACAACATATAAAACGCTGGGTCAAATTGCACCAGCCGCTACTACCCTAACCACCCTTTATACGGTCCCAGCATCGACTTCTGCTGTTGTATCAAGTATTGTTGTGGCAAATCAGGCTGCAACGACAGCAACTTATCGCATTGCTGTGCGCTTAGGTGGAACTTCCATTGACCCAAAACAATACCTAGTTTACGACGCAGTTCTTGCAGGAAACACATCAATTGCCTATACCCTTGGTATTACTTTGGCTACAACAGATGTGATTAGCGTTTATTCTTCTTCAACAACTGTTTCATTTCAAGCATTTGGAAGCGAGATTGCCTAATGTCCATTGCTAGTAGTTCCATTGCGGGAGTAGATGTAACCTCTACAAGTGCTACAACTCTCTCCAATAAAACAATTTCTTTTGGGTCAAATACCGTTACTGGAACCACGGCTCAATTCAATACCGCATTAACTGATAACGATTTTGCAACTATTGCGGGCGCGGAAAACTTAACTAGCAAGACACTTACCGCTCCTATAATTACTTCTGCTGGAATCACTTTAAATGGTTCTACGGGAACAACAATTCTGGCTGCCTCTTCAACAGCAAGCGGAACACTTACGCTACCCGCAGCAACAGACACAATTGCAGTTTTAGCAGCAGCACAAACATTTACAAATAAAACTGTAAATGGTCCAGCGTTCAACCAAACAGGAACCAACTCCGTAGGTTCTTTACCTGATAAAATCGGATTACTCTTGATGGGAGCAATATAAAAAATGGCTGCAACACCTACAGTTCTTAACCGCTCGGCGGCATCTTTAACTACAACCACGGTCCTTTATACGGTCCCATCTTCAACAATTGCCATTGTTTCTAACATTGCTGTTGTAAACACATCAGGCTCAGCGGGAACATTCACTCTTGCCATGGGTCCAGCGGCAGGTCAGATTGCAATTGCAACAACTGTTGCTATTGCTGCAAACTCGACTGTCTATATTGATTTAAAGCAAGTTCTTGTAGCCACAAATACGATTACAGGTGGCGCATCTGCTACTTCAATCAACTTCCACATTAGCGGAGTGGAGATTGTTTAATGGCTTCCAATACTTTTCCACAACCAGCAGTTGGTCGTAATGCTGTTGCAACTTTAAATTCCACTTATCTTTCTTCAACAAACTTTACTGTCCCTACTGGAGTTACCGAAATTTATTACCTTGCAGTTGGCGGTGGAGGCGGCGGAGCAGGAGGAAATGCTGGCGACCCTGGTAACAATTACGGTGCAAATGGCGGCGGCGGTGGTAGTGGAGTAGTTACTCAAGGAGTAATTAATGGACTTCAACCTGGAGTTACCTATCCAATTGTTATTGGTGCTGGCGGTGGCTCAAACGGTAACGGTGGTTCTACTCGTTTTGGTAATCAAATTCTTTCATTGGGTGGGAATACTGGAAATAATGGAAACTGTTGTCAGCAAGCAGGTGGTCCTGGTGGCGGTCAATCTCTGGGTGGCGGAAGTCCTAGTGGCGGCGGCTCTTTAGGAGTTCCAGGTGCAGGAAACCCACTTCCTACCTTTAATGTGCCTCCTGGCGGTGGCGGCGGCGGCGGCGGCTCTGGCGGCTCAGCGGGAACAGGTCCTTCTACTGCTGGAAACGGCGGTAACAACGGCGGACCAGGCAACCCAACGGCGGGAAATGCAGGCACTCGCGGCGGCGGCGGCGGAGGCGGCGGGTCGGGCGGACTTAATGGCAGCGGCGGCGGTGGCGGTGGCACGGGCGGCAGCGGCGTTCTTTATCTTTATTACTAACAAGGAGATTTAAATGGGAATTCAACAGGTGCCTGCTGCTTCAACTAGCAGCGTCCCTACTTTAAGAACCGCCTATACATCTTCAGGTTCTACTGCTGTAGGAAATATTGTTGCTTGGTTTATGGCAGTAGGCGGCGGCGGTGGTGGCGGCGGCGGCGGAGCGGGAAATACAAACGGTGGTTCTGGCGGCGGAGGCGGCGGCGGAGGAGCAACCTCTTTTGGTCTTTACTGGGTAGTAACTTCACCTATAACTTTAACAATTGGTGCTGGTGGGACTGCTGGGACTGCTGGCGGTGCGGGCGGTGCTGGTGGCGCAACCACAATTACATTCCCTAACTTAACCCTTACAGTCAATGGTGGCTCTGCTGGAGCGCTTGGCGGAGTAAACGCCAACGGCGGAGCAGGTGGTGCTGGTGCATCAACAGGCGGAGGTGGCGGAGGTGGAGGCGGAGGCGGCGCGGGTGCTTTTGGCATTGGCGGCGGCGCGGGTGGCGGCGGCGGTCTTGGTCTTATTGGTAGCATTGGTGCTGGCGGTCAATCAGGTAACTCTGGCGGAGCAGCAGGCGCGGCAGGCGGAGCAAACTGGTTTGGCTCTACAGGCGGCGGTGGCGGCGGAGGTGGTGGTGCGGGTTCAGGCTCGGGAACTGCTGGAGCAGCGGCAAACGGCGGCGCAGGAACATGGAATAGTGCTGGAAACGGCGGCGCAGGCGGCGCTCCAAACGGAGCGGGCGTAACAGGCTCAGCGGCAACTGGATATGGAAATGGAGGCGGCGGTGGAGGCGGAGGCGGCTCAACATCAGGTGCAGCATCAACAGGTGGAGCAGGTTCAACGGGTGCAGTCCTTATCTACTGGTAAAAAACCTAATCCAGAAGATTTAGATTACAAACTTTACGCAGTAGTTAAAGATAATATTGTCTTAGGTTCTACCTGGGAAATACCAGAAGTAAAAGAAGATGGACTTGAATTTGTCTTAATGACATTTGATAATTCACCTGCTTTTACTGGCGGGACCTATAAAAACGGAAAATTTTACCAAGAAAAGGAGCAATAAATGGCAACATTTGCAATTATAAAAGATGGAATCGTAGATAACATTATTGCGGCTGATTCATTAGAAGATGCTCAATCTGTTACTGGCGAAGGTTTTGAGGCTATTGAATACACAGCCGAAAATGGAGCGCACATAGGTTTATCTTACGATAAAACAACAGGACTATTTGAACAAAATATACCTGCTGATGAACCACTTGTAGACCCAGTTTACCCAAAATAATTAATTAGTGTTATTATTTTTGCATGAGCAAAAAAATAAACATTAAATTTGTAAATGAAATGGGGCTGGATTTCCTTTACCCTCCAGCCCCTACTTCAAAAATGCTCCCTGAGTGGTATAAAAAAACTCAACCCTACATAGATGGTTTAAAAGTTCCTGTTTATGATGTTAATTCAACTACAAACGCAACAATTAAAAGATGTTTGCCAGTCTTTGATATTTTAACTGCTGGATATTTTATATTAACTCCTGCTGACATTTATGTTAGCCATGAGGAAAATTCAGACATTCCATTTTATAGATGGGCGGGTGGCGAAGGAATTGGTTTTCACCCAGTAATACAAGCAGAATTGCATCCACAACAAAATGGGTTCCCATATCCTAAATGGATAAATAAATGGATTATTAAAACCGAACCTGGTTACTCTGCTTTAATTCTTTCTCCAGTTCACAGAGATTTACCTTTTGAAACTTTGCCTGGATTGGTTGATACTGATAATTATTACGGCTCAATTAATTTCCCCTTTATTTTAAAGGACCCAAAATGGCAAGGTTTAATACCAGCAGGAACTCCAATTGCTCAAATTGTTCCTTTTAAAAGAGAATCTTATGAAATGTCAATTGCTCCATTGGAGTCAAAAGAACATCAAAAAACAATGAAAATGCTGACTTTTCATTTTGCCGATGTTTACAGAAAATTTTTTTGGGCTAAGAAAAAAGAATATAACTGACCAAAAAGCCATCGGGTATACTGAAGCCTTCTAGGTAGGAGTTCACATGGCAGGCACAACCACCAAAGGTTTTAGATACCCAACCGCAAGCGATGCTCCAGCGGTTCACACGGCTATCTTTAACTTAGCAACCGATGTTGATACCAAATTTGATTCTTATTTAACCTCGGTTTTAATTTCATCTACATATTTAACTCAATCTAATGCCGCTGCCACTTATTTAACTCAATCTTCGTATACATCCTTGGCGGCTACTGCCAAACGCAATGCAGAGGATTACGCCACGGTTTCTTCATTTTTGGTAATGTCATAAATGACTTTTACATATTCTGGCGACCCAACTACCTCGGTTCGAAACCGAGTTCGTTTTCTTTTAAATGACACTCTTTTATCTGACCCATTGTTTACTGACGAAGAACTTGATTATCTTATTACCGAGTGGGGAACAGATGTTTATGAAATCTGTCGCGCAGGTGCAGAAACACTCTCCTCTAAATTTACCCGCCTTGCGGATTCAACTTCAAAATCAGTAGGGGATTTATCTGTATCTCTTTCATACAGCGCAAAGGCTTCTCAATACCAAGAACTTGCTGCGTCATTTCTTGCTCGCCGTATGCGCAAATCCCCTCCCACACCATGGGCTAATGCAGATAATCTTAATAACTCTGTAGACCGAGTAGTGGACAATTACAATACAGAGTTTTGGGTTGGTCAGTTTGATAACCCAAATAACATCCTTGACAAACGCATAGTTGAATAGGGGGAGCAGATATGACTGCTCAAATTTATTCATTGCTTTCTGACCTCATGGTGGATACAGCAACCTTTTCTCCTAAAAGCACGGTAGATAAATACAACAAACCAACTTTTGGGTCTGGCACCACGGTCACGGGTCGTTTTATGAACCATGAAACAAAGACCAGAGATGCCAATGGCGTTGAAGTAATAGAATTGGGTAAGTTTATTTGTTACGGTCCTCAGACCACATTAACCGTAAGCCATAAAATGGTTGTTGGCTCAATTACTTATACGATTAACGATATTTCTAACATTTCAGACGAGAACGGTGTGCATCACACAGTCATTTCATTTGGGCGATAGTAATGGCTACCTATTCTTTTACCTTAGATGGCGCCGAGGAACTTAAAAAAATGCTCATTGCTGGAGGAGAAGGCTCTGGTAAAGCGGCGGGTCAGGCTATCTGGGAAGAAGCAAATAAAATCTTTGCTAAATCTCAGGTTTTAGTGCCAGTTGATACGGGTGTTCTTCGCGGGTCGGGCGGAGTTTCCGCCCCTCAATCTGATAGCAAAGATTTATATGTAGATATTTTTTACGGTGGTCCAGCAGCCCCTTACGCTTTATTAGTTCACGAAATCCAAGGCAATTATCATAATCCGCCCACACAGGCTAAATATCTTGAACAACCCTTTATGGAAGCCTTACCAAGTATCCAACAAAATATGGCGGCTAGAATTAAGGACCTATTATCAAGGAGTGCTAAATAATGGCTACAATTTTAGAATCAATCGGTGATTATTTAGTCACAAATTCATACGGCACCCTTGGCACAAATATTTTTCTTCAAGTTATGCCTGAAACCCCAGATGCCTGTATTGCCGTATATGAAAATTCAGGCTCATCTCCTGCCTTTACCATGGGAACTGGGGGAATTGTTATTGATTATCCTATGATTCAAATTGTTGCCCGCGCTGCCCGCGAAGATTATCCAACCGCTAGAGATGTTGCAGAGAATATCCGCAACTTGCTTGCTTCGGTAACTAATGTCACCATTTCATCAATAAATATTATGCGTATCGAGCCAATGGGTTCTGTGAATTTTATTGGTGTCGATAACAAATATCGCCCCTTAGTGTCGGTAAACTATCGATGCCTAGTGAGGAAGTAACCGTGGAGCCACAGGCTCCCTTGGAGAAAGTGGCAGACCCTTATGGAAGAAATGCAACAACAGACGAGTTCCAACGATGCTGGAAATGCGACAGGCTCCTCTTCGAAGCGGCGTCCCGCCCGTGGAGCATCCGTTGCCCCAGATGCAAGTCAAAAAATAAATCAGGATAATTTTCTTTTAGAGTTGGATTCTCTTGTGGGGCAAGGCAAAATTCAAAAAGGTTGTTCTGTTGGCGCATTAACAAACACCATGGAAGAACCAATGAAATCAAAGTTTAAAGCCGCTTTAATTAATCCAAATGTGCAGTCCGCTAGGCTTGCAGAACTTCTAGCGCAATATGACATTACGATAGGCTCTGATGTTATGCGCAGACACAGAAGAAGGCTGATGGGCAAAGATGGATGCAGGTGTCCGCTTGAGCCTTGATGATGCAATTGATAATCTTTTAAAAACTACTGAAAACCAAACCACTCAAGTAGTTGAATCGCGTAAACGCAGCGCTGATTGGACACCAGGAGTTTCTTGGGATGGTGTAGAAGGTTTAGTTACAACCGAACCAATGAAAGGGGATACGCACCCTGATTGGTCGGGAGTTTTGCGTATGTGGGGTTTGGACCCTGAAAATTTTGCAGTTGTTGAACCCGTCCTGTTTAATGTATGGGGCGACCCTTTGGGCGTATTGAACCGCCAATGGAAAGGGAAAGTTGTTCGCAAGGGCGCAAAAGAACGCGCCGATATAGACCATTTGATTAAAGATATAAGAAAACATAAGCCTCGCGCTAAAAAAGAAATTACAGGGAAGGCTAGTTTAGTGGTATGTGCCGCGGACTGGCAGACTGGTAAACGCGATGGCGACGGACTTAAAGGTTTGGTGGGGCGCTGGCTCCAGGCAATTGATGATGTTGAAACGCGATACAAAGAACTCAAAAAAATGGGACGCCCAATTGATTCAATTACAGTCCTTTGCCTTGGAGATTTAGTTGAAGGTTGCGATGGACATTACGACATTCAGACATTTACAGTTGAAGTAGACCGCCGCGACCAGGTAAAAATTGCTCGCCGTTTATTGCGCGATGCCCTTATTCGCTGGTCAAAGTTTGCCCCTGAAATCACCGTTGCCGTAATTGGCGGCAACCATGGCGAAAATCGTAAAAACGGAAAAGCCTTTACAACCCTCAATGATAACGATGATGTAGCCCTGGTTGAATCAGTAGCCGAAATTTTTGCTGCTAACCCTGAAGCCTATGGTCATGTTCGCTTTGTTATTCCTAAAGAAGAGTTAAGCCTAACCGTAGAAGTATGCGGAAAAATTATTGGAATAACCCACGGTCACCTCGCTCGCTCGGGACAGGGAGTTGAGAGCAAGTTACGCCGATGGATTGCTGACCAAACTCTCGGGCGGCAGTCCATCGGTGATTGCGACATTTTAGTGTCGGGTCACTATCATTCACTTAAATTGGCAGACTGGGGCGGAGTCAAATGGATTCAAGCCCCAGCACTAGATGGCGGGAGCGTATGGTGGCGACAATCAACGGGCGAGATTGCGGATGTGGGAGTTCTGACATTCATGGTATCGGAAGCAGGGATGAGCGACCTGCAACTACTACGATGAACGACCCACGCGACATAGCCGCATATGCGGCAGAATTGGTGTCTGGAGAGCGCCAGGAGGCTTACGGGCATCCACTTGATAACTTTGGTAGGGCAGCCCAGATTTGGTCCGTCATACTCGATACAGAGGTCACTCCAGAGCAAGTAGCGCTGTGCATGGTTGGCATGAAGATTGCCCGCGAAGCGCATCAGACTAAGCCCGATACGGTGGTTGATGGAATTGGATATTTCTTAACTCTTGCCATGATTAGAGAAGAACGCGCCCGAAGAGAGGGTTGATTATTTAACTGGGGTTTGGTATGCTGTCCTTGTAAGAAAGGGGATAGAAATGGCAAAGCCAGTTGAAAGTTCAAAGCCTTGCTTTAAATGCGGGCGCCAGGTTGTCAAGTGTGAGTCCAAAAGCGGCAAATTTTATATTGCCAGCATTGAAATTGTCAGCAGCCGTTTTGCTGATTACACAGATGGCGGTAAGGCTATCTACCCAGTTCACGAATGTGACGAGCGCGAAATTGTTAAATACCAAGAAATTATAAAATCCCAGTTAGAAAATGGCGCAATAGTTAAAGGGCAAAAAGTTGTGGTTGTTAAAGGTCGCAAAGTTGCTAAGGGAACTGAAGGAGAAATCTTTTGGCTTGGCTACGAAACCTGGAACGGCGAATCCATTTTGAAGCGAGTTGGAATTGTTGTTGAATCAGGGGAAAAGTTCTTTGTTAGTTCAGATTATGTTGTAGCAAAGGTTTCGGTCTGATAAGTTATTTCTTGTAAAAGCCCTTGGATGACGGGGAAGCGTCCGAGGGTTTTTTCATGCCTTAATCGGTATCGTTATGTTCTTTATTAACAATTTGCGAACCAGGGCAAAAAAAAGCATAGTTTTTTTCGGGAAAAGAAAAACCGTTTTTTATAAATACAGAAGTGCATTTGTCAAAATATTCTTCAAACCGAATACCCCAAAACGGGATTTCTGTATAACCCTGGTTATAAATATATTGGCATTGATTTGGAAACCATTCAGAGTTATCAACAATAATAATGTTGGGTTTTCCTTTAGCCATAAGATTTTTTGTCTGTTTTAACCTATTTCCATCGCTATCAATAAAAACTATAGTTTTTTCATTTATGGCAATGCTGTAATTGCCTGCATTTAAATCTTCTTCCGAAACAAATTTCAAAGTAACATTTGTATTGTTATAAACGGGGGTTAGATTTTCATAATAATCAACATTGGTTTCTAAAGAAACATAAGTTTTTGTTTTTTTAGAAAAATAATGCGTAGAACCACCTGCGCCTAGTTCAAGCATATTAAATTCTGAGAAATCGTAAGAATCAAACCAATCTAAAAACGGTAAAGAAACCATAGGGTATATGCCTTCAGTCCACATACCTTTTAACTGCAATGAAGCCAAAATGCTTTTAATTTTTATTTCTTTTTCGTTCACATTTCCCCCTAGTTTGAAGGATAGCCGAAATCCCATGCTGATACACTTTCACTACTGTGCGCTAGTCGCCCCATCTTTATCGTTTGCCTTCGTGTCCAAGTGACCTAAACGGTTACTTGGGGCTACCCATATGCCGTTACGAAGGAGATTTAGATGGCAAGTTATAGAGTTTTAAAGGGTATTGATTACCCACCTAATAAGCGGGCTGAAGAAGGTCAGATAGTTAGCGACCTAGCACCCACATCAATCTCATGGCTCCTTGAAATTGGCGCTATTGAAGATGCAAGCAAGCCAGCAAAAAAAATTGATGAGCCAAAAGTGGAAACACCAAAAGTCGAAGAAGTAATTGAAACTCCTGTTGTTGAGGAAACTCCAGCAGTTGAAAAAACCCCTGCCCCAGAAGATGAGGAAATCTAATGCCTACATTTCGCCACGGTAAAAACATTGCAGTATTCGTAGATGAATACGATTTTTCAACATATTTTACAGATTTAACGGCAGCAGACAAAATAGATACTGCTGATATTACAGCGTTTGGCGCTACTGGTAAGGCATACATTGTTGGAAACCAAGATGGAACAGTTAGCCTTTCAGGATTCTTTGAGTCCACAGCATCAACTGGAACTGACCAGTATTTTTCTGGAGTAAAGGGAAGCACAACAAAACAAAAATTAATTGTTGCCCTTGAGGGACACTCACTAGGAACCCGCGCAATCATGCTTCAGGCTGACGCTAGTTCATATCAAGTAAGCGCTTCAGTTGGAGATGCAATCAAAACTTCAGCAGAATTTCAGGCTTCAGAAAGCGTGGACCATGGTGCAATTCTTTCATCAGGTTCAGCAATCTCTTCAACAGGCAATGGAACAGGTGTTGATAACGGAGCGGCTTCAACCAACGGCGGAGTTGCTTTTATTTCAGTTCCAACAAATACAAGAAACGGCACAATAATTGCAAAAGTTCAGTCATCTGCGGATAACTCAACATTTGCAGATTTAGTTACATTTGCAACCGTTTCTTCTACTACAAAAACATCAGAAAGAATTCTTGTTGCTGCTGGAACAGCAGTTCCAAGATACCTACGAGTGTCCTATACAGTCGCAGGTTCAACAGGTTCAGCCACACCAACCGTGGCTTTCGCTAGGAGGTAATAAAAATGCCAACTTTCCGCCATGGTAAAGCAACGGTATTCAAGTTAGATAACGCGTCTGCAACACTAACAGACATTTCAAACACACTTACAGATGTGTCATTCCCTGCAAAGGTAGACACGGCTGAGGTAACGGCTTTCGGCGCGAGCGCGAAGTCATATGTGGTCGGTTTGACCGATGGCACCATTTCAATTTCAGGAACCTTCGATGCAACAGTAGATGCACTATTTGCTGGCGTAGTTGGTTTTGCAACAGCACTCAACTGGAACTATGGTCCAGAAGGCTCAACGGCTGGTTTTGTCAAATACACAGGCACGGGCTATGTGACTTCATACCAGAAGAGCGGCACAGTAGGCGATGTTGTTAAATACAGCGCCGAAATTCAAGTTACTGGCGCAGTAACTCGCACAACTTTCTAATATAACCTAATATATCGTGACCAACCTAGTGTCCAAGGAGAATAAAATGAGTTTACGCGAAACGATTTTTGAAGCAGACGATATTACGAAAGAATTAGTAGAAGTCCCTGAATGGGGAGTTTCTGTTGAAATTCGTTCTATGACTGCTGCTGAAAGAGCGGGATTAACCGAAGCATCAACTACAGGTAATGTGAATAAGGTAGACATCTCATTGATGTATGCGCTTTGCGTTATTGCAACAGTCTATGACCCAGCAACAGGGTTGCCTATTTTTAAAAAGGGCGATGAAGCAGCAATTCTTTCCAAGAACGGTTCAGTAATTGAGCGGCTTGCAACGAAAGCAATGGGTTCATCTGGATTTACAGATACAGCGGTAGACGAGGCGGCTAATCGATTTCCACAAGAATCCTGAGCGTAGGTTTCTTTTCGAACTAGCAGAAAAATTAGGTAGGACGGTGGGCGAACTTCTTTACGGAAGTCCCGCTCACCGCCCCCTATCTAGTAAAGAATTAACAGAGTGGGCAGCAGTCTGGGCTATTCGCGCAGACGAACATGAAGAAGCGAATAGAAAGGCGAGATAGTGGCTGATACTCCAACTATGGAAGTCCGCGCTCGCCTGACCGCTGACTCTGCTCAATTTGTGCAGGGCATGAATAATGCAACTGCCGCAGCAAATCAATTAACTCAAACTGCTTCTCGGGTTAATTCTGCCATGACTGGCATCAGTATTGCCGCCGCCGCTGGTATGGGCGGTCTTATTGCTTTAGGTGTGCAATCTTTTATGGCTGCCGCCCGCGTTCAGGAATTAGATGTAGCAATTAATGCTGTTGGTAAATCAACTGGGCTTGGTTATGATGCAATCAATGCAGCGGCTCATGGCATCAAAGACATGGGTATTGAAATGGCAGTTGCTCAACGCTCTGCTTTGATGTTTGCTCAAAATAACTTGAAATTGGCAGATGCCTCCAAGTTAGCGCGAACAGCCCAAGACCTTGCTGTTCTATCAGGCAAAAACTCAACCGAAGAATTTCAACTTTTAACTTACGCTGTTATGACTCAGCGTTCCGAACTTTTTAAGTCCGCTGGTGTAAACGGAAGCGTTCAACAGGCTTATCAAAAAATGGCTTCAAGTTTAGGTATTTCAACTAAACAACTGACGGCAGCCCAGAAAGTTCAGGCTGCAATGAATATGGCTCTTGAAGAGGGGGCTAAAGTTGCTGGAACATACGAAGCGGCAATGACAAGCCCTGGAAAAGTTCTCCGTTCTTTTGCTCGCTTAAACGATAATTTATTAGTTGCAGTTGGAGATGCTTTGCTTAAAGGCATCGGTCCAATGATTGTTGGTTTTTATAATTTTGAAAAAGCACTTGTTAAAGTTTTTGAAGGAACGGGAGCCGTTCACGATATAATTACAGCGCTTACGGCTGTAATGGTTCACATTTTTACGCCAATTACTAATTTTGTTACAGGGCTTACTAGCATTGTAGAAAAATTAGATAAAACTAAAATTAACACAGAAAAATTGGCTGGAGCATTAAACAATGTTTTGCCTATTTTGCTTGCAGTTGGAGCAGCATTTGCAACCGCGGGCGGCGCAGCCATATTTAAAATGGTTCCAGTTTTAGGAACAATCCTTGGAATGTTAAACCCAGTTGCAGTTGGTTTTGCTGTTTTGGCATTGACTTCAACAAAAGTTCGAGAGGCTTTTGTAAATCTTGGTAAGGCTTTTATGCCTGTTGTCGGAATTTTAAAAAATGTAGCGTTTGCTTTGCTCAATGTTTTAGGTTACGCAGTAGGAGCAGTTTCTAAATTAATTAATGGGTTAGCCACAATTGTTCGAGGAACTATTGGTTTTATAGAACGCTTTGCTGGTGTTTTTAAAGCATTGGGGATTGCTGTTGGAATAGTGGCGTTAGCCTTTGGTGCTTATAAAGTTACTTTAATGGCAATTGCCGCTTGGCAAGCAATTACTGGAGCCGCATCCATTGCTCTTGGTGTTGCTATGGATATTATGGCTGGAGCAATGCTTATTGCTGAGGCTGCAACAGGAGGGCTTGCCGCTGGTTTTGCTGCTTTGACCGCCATTTTAGAATTAAATCCGTTTGCATTAATAGTTGGAGCAATTTTTGCTTTTATCGCTGCAATGGTTGTTTTATACAATACCAACGACTCGGCAAGAAAAATAATTACACAAGTTTTTAACACTATTGCGCAAGTAATTGGAACCGTAGTTGGAACTGCTCTCAATTGGATTGGACAATGGCTTATTGCTTTTGGTTCCTTAATGGACACGCACACTACTTTTGGCAAAGTTGTTGCAAATGTGTTTCAATTTATTTATAGCACCGTATTAACGGTAGTTCAATTTATCTTAAAATATTATAAATTCTGGCTTGATGCTTTTGTTTCTTTATTTGAAGGTCATTCAACTCTAGCAAAAATTGTTGCAACAGTATTTAAATTTGTTGCTGAGTTTATTGGTGGTGCTATTAACTTTGTTTTGCAAGTATTTGCAAATATCCTTAAAGGCATTGCAACATTAATTCACTATTTTGAAGTATTTGGTCAGTTTGTTGGAAAAGTTTGGGGAACTGTCACTTCTATGCTTGGAAAGGCTGCCTCAGCCATAGGTTCAATTTTTGAAATTATTGTAAAAAATACAATTGTTAAATTTCTTGACATGGTTAAAGACAAATTAGCATCAGCCATTGAATTTTTAGCCCGTGCTGCTAGTAAAATTCCTGGAATTGGAGGCGCTATCTCAGGATTTTTAAATGATATGGCTGCTTCCTTACGCGGAGTTTCAAAAGATGTAACCGATTTTAATTCAGCAGCAACAAACATTGCAACTGATAAAATTGCTAAAGACGCATCAAATAGTATTTCTACCCTCACTAAAGCAGGATTAGCCATGGCTGATGTGACTCAAGGTTGGGGTAATTATAAAACTGGAGTGGCGGGAGCAATTTCAACCGTTGCTAATGCTTTATCTAAGGCTGGGGAAGCGGTTGTAAAATTTACTGGAAATCTTGAACCTTTAAAAGCAATTGATTTGTTAGTAAAAGGTGCAGATAAAGCATCTGATGCACTTGGATTTGTTATTGACAAATTAGGCACCATGAAAGAATTCCAAGTTGGTTCTAAATTAGTAGATTCAGTTGGAAACATTTCAACAAGCGCTGGAAAAATGCTTATTGGAATTAGTGCTGGCATTGAATCATTTTTATCAGGCGATGTTTTAGGCAAAATTACAGGTGGAATTGGCGACCTCGTAGCAAGCCTAAAAGAAACAGTTGGTTTTGGCGATATTCTTGCAAAACTTAAAGAACAATTTAAGGGAAATGACGCAAATCCAAATGAAACAGCGGCAGACAACTTAGGAAAAAATACCGCCGCTGATATTAAAAACAAAGCGGACCAGATGCAAAAAATTCGTGATGCTATGCGGGCTGGTTTAGATGCAATAAGTAAAGTCATGGATGATTTACAACAGGCTGCAAAAGATTTTGCTAATAGTCTAAAAGACACAATTGTAGGTTTTGCTGGTCTAAAGGGAGTTGAACTTCCAGACGGATTTATTCCACAGGCTAAATCTCTTATTGAAAATATGCAGATGAAGTTGAACAAAGCAACTCAATTCTCAGGGCAAATTGCTCAACTTCAGGCTATGAACCTTGATGCTGGAGCGCTTAAACAAATTATTGAGGCTGGACCAATTCAAGGCGCTCAATTAGCGGCTTCAATCCTGGGTGGCGGTCAAGAAGCGGTGGACCAAGTTAGCAGTCTACAAAAGGCTATTGAGTTTGCTGGCGCCACAATTGGAAACCAGGGCATGATTGCTGCGGGTTATCCAGCGATGATTGCAAACGCTCAAGATAAATATAATTCAATTGCAAACGCAGACCTTGCCGTTGGTGGCAAAGGAACAACCGTTAATATTTCCGAAGGAGCATTTAAAATTTCAATTGATACATCTAAGGCAACAACCACAGATGAAGCAACTCAAATGATTTCAGATGCAATTCAGGCTGCTTTTGCAACACTCGGAAAAGAATTGGCGGCTAAATAATGGCTACATATGTTTTGCGCCCAAATGCTAATTGGAATAATAATGCTGCTTTTACAAATACTGGTGGAGCCGCTACCCATCACGCTGCTTTGGCAGATGATAGCGATTCAACTTACATAACCCGAACAAGCACAACGGTTCCAGCAGCCTATGAAATGGAATTAGGAACTACAACTTTGGCTGCTACCGAAAAAGTTGTTTCAGTAAATCTTCGAGCCAAACTGAATGTTGGAACAAATGGAATTGCTCAATTAAGCCTTGGTGTAATTACAGACCGTAATGGTCGCACAGTTTATTATTCAGTTCCTTTCACTAAACAAAAAACATTTGCTACAGCAATTGTAGATGCCTCTCTTTATCTCACAACCGCTCCTGATGGTTCAGCCTGGTCACAAACCCTAATTGATAATCTTGTAGTTAAGTTTCAAGACGGTGCAACAGCCTCGGGTGACCGTTCTCAACTTTTAGAAGTATATGTAGATGTTTTAACTACAGCACAACCAACTACAACTGTTACAGCGCCTTCTGGCACTATCTCGGATACATCTTTTCCTGCTGTTACCTGGACTTACGCCGATGCTGACGGTGATATTCAATCTGCCTATGAAATTAAAATATTTAGTGCTGCTCAATATGGTGCAACTGGATTTAGTGCGGATACTTCTACCTCGGTTGCCACCACGGGGGTAATTATTTCTACAAACAATGGTCAAACCCTTGAGTTAGATTTACCAAATTCAACAACCTATCGCGCCTATGTAAGAACTGCTCAATTGGTTAATGGTGTTAATTACTTTAGCAATTGGGCTTATAGTCAATTTACTATGGGTATTGATTCCCCAGCAATTCCAACAATTTCTGCGTATTACGATACAAATGATGGTTCCGTTGCTGTAACTGTTTTTGGAAGAACCAATGTCCTATCCGCAAACCAGGCTTCATTTGAAACAGATACAACTGGGTGGCAAGTTGGAGATAATTGCACCATTGCCAGAACAACTTCCCAGGCAAGCGATGGAAGCGCTTCATTGTCTTTGACATCTATTGGCGCTGGGACCATGACAGCATCGACAACATCGGCTACTAAATTTTCCGTAACAGCAAATCAAAATTTTTCCGCTACTGCTGAATTCAGAAGTGCGTCCACCGTTCGCTCTTGCGCAGTTGGAATTATTTGGCTTACTTCCGCTGGTGCCGCAATTTCAACACTTTATGGGACTTCAAGCGTTGATTCAAATAGTAGTTGGAGTCAAAAAACAGTAACGGGGACGGCTCCTGCTACCGCCGCTTATGCTCAAGTAATTGTAAAAGTAGTTGAAACTTCAACTATTGGTGAAGTGCATTATGTAGATAAAATTGCATTTCATGCGGGAAGTTCCCCATTTTGGACTCGCGGAGGATTTTCAAATTTTGTTTTTGATATTGAGCGCACGGATGACAATGGCTCAACCTACAGCGCTATTAGAAACAGCCCTGTAACCGCATCCTCCGCACAAATTGCACAATTACTTGATTATGAAGTTCCATTAAATGCTGTTGTTTACTACAGAGCGAAAGCAAAGGCGACTATCTAATGCCAGTTTTATCATCAGGTTATGTAACCTCTTCAGCCATTCAAGTATTAAATCCCGAGTATTGGTCATTTGTTGCGCCTGAATCTCCTACAATTTCTATTAGCAATATTGCAGTTCAACAACCTTTAACTTCAAATATTGTTGAATCTTATGGAAGTTTTAAACCTCTTGGCTCAGCAAAAACTATTGTTGTTGCGGGAAGTATTTATGGAGTTGATGGAAGTTATGAAATTACAGTTCAAGGAGAAACAGCCTGGGCTGCTTTAGAAGCGGTTATTACATATCAAGGAACACTTCATGTTCACGACCCTTTAGGGCGTCAAAAATATGTTCGCTTAGTTGATAGAAACCTTATTGAATCAGGACCAATCGATAATCTTATTCGCACAGTTAAAGTTAATTATTTTGAAGTAGATGCCCCGTAATGTATCCAGTATCGGACGCTTTTTTAGCCGCTGTTCGTAAATCTCATATAAGCATAGTTCAGGTTGAAATTTACGACATTGCTAACGGAAAAGTAATAAGCACGGTTTCTCCTATTGATGGAGAAGTAACCATTGATAACCGCAGAACAATCCGTCGTCAATGCTCATTAACTTTTGTAGATGCTGTTGGAGATTTAGTTCCAAAAAACAACCGTTCTGCCATTTTTTTACCATACAACAGAGAACTTCGTGTATACCGTGGTGTTAAATTTGCTGACGGTAGCGAAGAGTTAGTGCCTCTTGGAGTTTTTATCTTAACAGATGTAAATATTACGGATACAGCCCAGGGCGTAAAAATTGAAGTGCAAGGCTCAGATAGAAGCCTTAAAGTTCAAAAGGCTAAATTTACCGACCATAGTTTTTACATTTCAAATAATACTGCAAAAGAAACAGCAATTGACCAAATACTTAAAAACCGTTTTCCTAAAATTAAAACAATCTTTCCTGCCACAAATCAAGTAACAACATTGCTTTACCCAACTCTTGACCAATCATCAGACCCATGGAAAGAATCTTTAAAAATTGCTGAGTCCGCTGGCATGGATTTATATTTTGATGAAGTTGGAACTTGCCGTATGCGTCCTATCCCAGACCCAGATGTTGATTTGCCAGTTCAAACCTACACAGACACGGTTGATTCTGTGCTAACGCAATTATCAAGAAATCTTTCAAGCAGCGATACTTACAACGGTGTCATTTACACAGGGGAAGGAACAAATCTTTCCATTGGTGTAATCGGGACAGCCTGGGACGATAATCCCGCCTCGCCCACATACCGCTATTCTTACGGAGAAGTTCCATTGTTTAAATCATCTCCGACAATTCTTACAACAGGAGAAGCAACAGCGGCAGCCCAGGCTGAGTTACGCAAAGTTATTGGCGCTGCTGAAAAAATCACCTGGGACCAGATTGTAAATCCTGCCCATGATGTCTACGATATTGTCAAGATTGTTCGTGATAAATCAGGGGTAGACAGAAACCTTGTTATTGACTCAATAACAATCCCTCTTTCACCCAGTTCAACTATGAACGCAAATGGGAGAACAAGGAGATTTTAATGGACCTAAATTATCTTGTTAAGCAAATAAAAGAACCTTCATCGGGTTTGCGTTTGCGTCAGGGAGAAGTGGTAACACACAACAATGCTGCAAAAACTGTAGATATTCGCCTTGCTGGTGACCCAAATATATTGCCGTCTGTCAAATATCTAAAAAGTTATTCCAACCCAACCGCTGGAGATATTATTTTTCTTTTGACTAGCGGTGCTGACATTTTAGCCCTTGGTCATATCGCATCATAAACCGTGGTTCATAAAGTAATAGGCTATTATTAACCATCTGACTTAGGAGTTAATATGACAAAGACACAAAAGGCAGCGCTCGCTTCATACGGACGCTCATTTCTGGCAGCAATGGTTACAGCATTTATGGCAACAGGTGGCGACCTTTTCGCCCTCGACGCAGATACAGCCAAGGGAATCCTTGCAGCGGGTATTGCCTCCATCCTCCCTGTTGCACTTCGTTACGCTAACAAAAAGGACCCAGCATTTGGGCGAGTTGCTGAAATTGCAGCAACAGAAGGCATGAAGAAACTCACAAAAAAGGCTCCTGCCAAGAAAGCGGCTAAGTAATGGCTAAAGCAGCCGATGTCCTTTCCCATGCTCAAAAATTTGTAGAAGAAAAATATGTCGAAAGTGGCGACAATCAAACAATTATGGGCAAGTGGTATGGGACTAATGGCTTGCCATGGTGTGCAGCCTATGTTTCATATTGTTTTCATTTAGCAGGCGCATTAGATTTAATTAAAATGACTGGCAAAAAAGGTTTTGCTTCATGCGATGTTGGAATGAAGGCTTTTGCTAAGGCTGGAATGTTAGTTCCAGTCGGACAGGCTAAACCAGGAGATATTGTTTTTTTCCAATTTGACGCCGATGCACAGCCAGACCATGTTGGATTTGTTTACTCAAATGATGGAAAGAATTTAATTTGTTTTGAAGGTAATACAAGTTCCGATGCAAAGGGGTCACAGTCAAATGGCGGAATGTGCGCAAAGAAGAAGCGTCCATATTCCCTTGTCATGGCAGTTGCCCGACCAAAATACGAAACGGCGTAATTATGGCAGAACACGAAGTAACCCTTGGGGAAATCATGCGCAGGCTGGATGAACTCAGCGACGGCATGAAACAACTTAACAACTCCATCGGTGAAACTTATGTCAGACGCGATGTGTATTCTGCTGATTCACAAAAGATTTCTGTAACTTACGACCACATGATTCAGCGCCTTGAAAAAATGGAATCACGCTCAGAATGGGTGGTCCGCACAGTTGGAGTAATCCTTATTGGAGCGGTTATAACTGGCACCGTCTATCTAAAGGGCGCACTAGGCATTTAGATTTGACATTCCCAACTGGGGTGTTATATCCTCTCCCTTAACGAGAGGAGCAATACATGACACAACCAGCAATCGACGAATTCGAAGTAGTCGAAGCACCAGCACCCGAAGGCTTTCGCGTTGATGATGACGAAAAGGCTGAATGGGCAGTTCGAAAGTTAGCCCGTATCCGACGCAAGCAATCGGAAAACAAATCAATCTATGACCAAGAATTAGAGCGCATCTCAGAATGGCTCAAAACGGTCAATGAAGCCCTTGAAAGGGACGCCGCATACTTTGAGGCAGTCCTTACCCCATACGCGCTCCAGGAGCGCTCCAATGGTCGCAAATCGCTAGTCCTGCCCCACGGCACAGTCAAAACTACGGCTGGTCGCGCCAAGATTGAATTTGAGTCCGAAGATAAATTTATCGAATGGGCAAAGAGCAACGACCCTGAGTTAATCCGTATCAAACACGAAATCAACAAAAAAGCACTAAATGATTTGATTACGGACGATTACCAGGTAATATCAACTCAAGGTGAAATTATCCCTGGAACCAAGGTAATACCACCGACACCATCCGTTTCATTTGCTCTAGGAGAGGATAAGTAAATGCCAACTGTAATTCAATTGCTTAACGAAGTTATGAAAGATGTTGGAGCCATTAGCAAAACTGACAAGAATACTTCGCAGGGATTTAATTTCCGCGGAATTGATTCAGTCATTAATGCTGTATCCCCAGCACTTCGCAAACATGGAATTGTTGTAGTTCCGTGCGTTGATGATTACCAATACGAATCAATCGAAATTGGAAAAAACCGAACAGTCATGGGTCATGTCAAGGTGCGAGTTACTTACACTTTTGCAGGTCCCGACGGCGATGCAATTAAAGCAAGCGTTGTAGGAGAAGCCATGGATGCAGGCGATAAAGCAACAGCAAAAGCCATGTCAGTTGCATTTCGCACAGCCTTACTTCAATCACTTTGTCTGCCAACAGATGACATTGACCCAGATGCTCAATCATACGAGCGCTCTGAAAAAGTTGTTGTTGATACAAAGGCGCTCGCAACTGCAATAGCACAAGCGGGTGACATTGAAACTTTGGCAAAAATTGGTCAATACATCACAACTAACAAAGACCACATCGAGCCAACAATTCTCGAAACATTGCGTTTGTCATTCAAGGAAGCGCAATCAAAAGTTGCTGTAGCAGTAGTTGAAAACCCAAAGGTGATTGATGAACCAATCAATGCCTGAGTTGCCTTATGCGGGAACTTCGGGGTATTCGGGAACGGATACCTCGGAGAACCGAGCAAGGTCTGAAGATGCCAGCGGGAAAACAGGCAAGCGCCAAAAAGAAACATTGATGTATCTATGGATGCAGCATGAACAAGGTGCAACCTGGAAGGAAATCGCCGATGAACTTGGCTTGCACCATGGGTCAGCAAGTGGCGTATTATCCGTCCTCCATCTAACAGGAAAAATTGAACGCCTTGCGGAGAGTCGCAACCGTTGCAAAATTTATGTTCTTCCTGAATATGTGGCTGGTCGAAAGACCGAACTACACCGAGGCAAAAAGTCATCGGTTCATAATTGTTGGAATTGCGGAGTTAATTTATGAGCATCAGGTGGATTACAAAAGTTTGGTCGGACAGTCCCTATAACGGAACCCGATTATTAATCCACCTGGCGCTTGCAGATATTTCGCACGATGATGGTCGGTTTTTTGCCAGCCAAAAAAACTTGTCTGAAAAGGGAAGATGCACAGTTGAATATGTTCGCAAAGTAATCAACGAAATGGTTGCCGATGGACATTTGAGAATTGTGACCAAAGGTAACTCTCGGGGTAATGCCACGGTTTATCAATTATTGAATAAAAAGGTCCCCAACACAATTGGGGAGTCTTTGCCAATAATGGATGACGAACTCCCCAACTTAGATACCCCCATCTCCCCAACTTTAGAGGTCCAACTCCCCAACGCCACTCCGCACCATCCGTCCTATACATCCGTCCTATCTACAACAGGCGAAACTGCTCCCGCAGTTTACGCCCCTGGAGAATTAGCGGCTAGAACTTGGTGGGAAAGACTGGCAACAAAACCGATAGGCAAAGGTGCATGGCACTCATTGCTTGAGGTTTGTAAGGCAGCAGAAAAACAGGGATATACCTCGGAGCAAATCGTAAACGCTTTGAATTATGTGGGAACAGTTCCTAGTATGCGTCAAATGGATTTAGTCCTAAGAGGGAGGGGGGTAAAAACTGCACATGAAAAATCTGCCGAGCGAGCAATCGACCTCGCACAAAAACTCAGGGATGAACCTATCTGACATTGCAATGCTACTTGGATTTATTGGAATTTATGACCTTCGAGTTCAAGTTGATGAATTAAAAGTTCGAGCGTGGGCAGAATCCCTTGACAAAGATATTCCGCTAGACGAAGCAAAAAAAATTGTTTCAGCACATTATGCAAATTCAGATGTTGCAATAAATCCAAGCCACATTAATAGAGGGTGGAGAGTTCGGTTGCTTGCGGAAAAAGAGCGTCGGCGCTCCGAAGCGGTAAGTAAAGAATTACAAAGAATAAAAGATGAAGCCGCACCACGGGAAGTAGCAGAAAAATATTTGAACGAAATTCGTTCTATTTTGAATAGGGGCAAAAGTGAAATGGAAACTAATTCAGGAGAGGTGGCATCTGACACATGATGATATTCCGATTTGCCAAATGGCTTTTATCTTGGCGGAGCAGACGACGGAAAAAATATGCTCTGCTTGCCTGGACTCCCTCGCGGATGGATTAATTGGGTGGCAAAATATAAATTAAAAGTTGAAGATGAAGTTCGTTTTATTGTTTTAGCCCGCGCCGCTTACAAATGTGAAAGATGCGGAGGGGGAGCAACCGCTTTTGGATTTTCAGTTCATCATCGGTTACCTCGCGGAATGGGAGGCAGTAAAAATGCAAATCTTCATAAGCCAGCAAATTTAATAACGCTATGTGGTTCTGGAGTTGATGGATGTCATGGCTGGGTTGAATCAAATCGAGAAGAGGCAAGAACCCTTGGTTATTTGCTTTACCGAATTGATAATGCTTCAGAGGTGCCATTCACGGATACTTCAGGAATTGCGTGGCTAATTGACAATATAGGACAAAAAACACGATTCGACACAAAATGGACAAGCATTTAATGTTTACGCCATGGAATGTATATGCGGCTGGGAAGATGAAGAGCAACTGGTCTATCGACTGGAACTGGCTCAAAGACCATGGACGACAAACGGGGAACGGGCGGGAAACCGCTGGGAAAGGGCAGAGAAGGTCAAACTGTGGAGAACCGCATTTGAAATTCTTGCTAAATCCGAAAAAATCCCTGTTATGTCCTGGATGAGCGTGACAGTTGAACCTCATCAAAAAGGCGGACGCCTTCAAGATGTAGGAGCGTGTAACCCAGCAGTAAAAGCGGCAATTGATGGAATCGTAGACGCAGGAGTTTTACCCGATGATGGTCCCGCATACATGAAATCGTTAATTTTTTTACCGCCACAAAACGACAGAAATTCATTAGTGCTTTACATACGAGGAGCGAGGAAATATCTATGAACTGGCATTTATTGCTAAATATTGTTGGGGTTGTAATTAGCCTTTTTCTATTAACCCCCTTTATAATCATCCCACTACTTGTTTATCACAAGGCACGGTTTAAAAATGAGTTGGAGTTGATTGCTGAATATCACCCGCACATGGAACAAGAAGATTTAGATGAAGCCTTTATGAGAACCTTTGGAGGAGAAAGAGAATGACAACGATGGAAGCAAATCAACTAGACGGCAAAGGTCTTGAAGAAGTAAAGATTATGACGGCGGCTATTCGTGAACACCAGAGTTCAATTCACGATTTAGGTAAGCGCCGCAAGCAATTAATTCTTAGATTGCGCAAACAGCGTATTACTTACCGCGAGATTGCTACAGCCATGGGCGTATCCGAGCAATTGATTTACAAAATTATCCGTGACGATATTGACCGCACTCCGCAATATGACGCAGAGGGCAAAATAATTCGACACAGAGGGCGACCACCAAAGCCTGCTCAATAATGAAAGCAAATATAAAAGTTGCTGGAGTTGAATCGGTTGCTATCGGCAGCCTAACTTCATATCCAACCAATCCTCGACGGGGCGATATTGATGCTATTGCATCCTCTCTCGCTGCTCATGGTCAGTATCGCCCCATCGTAGTTCAAGCAAGCACAAATTTTGTATTGGCTGGTAATCACACTCTCAAGGCTGCTAAAAAACTTGGGTGGAAGAAAATTAAGATTACGCGGGTAGATGTATCCGAGGAGCAAGCCCGAAAGATTGTTCTTGCAGATAACCGAATGACAGACTTGGCAGGTTATAACGAACCGCTATTGAAATCTTTACTTAACGCTTTACCTGAACTTGATGGCACAGGTTTTACTGCATCCGAGGTTGAAACGCTAGACCGATTGCTTTCAGGTGACCAGAAAGAAAACATAGGAAACACTAAGTCTTTGCTTAATGACCCTGAAGTAAAGATTGCCGCTTGGAGATTTACGATTGACTCTGAGGCTTACGAAGCCTGGTCCGAACAACTGTTCGAAGAGTTTGGCAAAACTAAGTCAAAAGCCATTAAAGGAATTAAAGAGCGACTTGGCTTCCCTGAAAGAATTTCCGAAGCCCCTGAGAAGGTCATAGAGCGCTCAGAGAGCGAACCCGAAGATGTCCAGACCGTATCAGTCAAAGAGATTCAGACGCACCCGTTAAATCCCCGCGAGGGCGATATTGGGCAGATTATTGAGAGCCTTTCAACCATGGGTCAATACCGACCAATTGTGGTTAATAAGCGAACAAATCATTGCCTAGCAGGAAATCACACGCTGACAGCGGCAGTTCAATTAGGCTGGGAAAAGGTCGCAGTTCATTGGGTGGATGTAGATGATATTGAAGAGATAAAGATTCTGATTGTAGATAACCGAACCTCAGACCTGGCAACTTATGATTCAGCCGAACTTCATAAATTGCTAACCAGCACAGGGCTAACGGGAACTGGATTTAGCGCTGAAGAGGTAAGCGAGATTTTGGCTGGGGGAAAGACAAAGCCTGGTCATAATCCAATTGGTCGGACCAATATCAAGGTGGGTAAATTCAATATGCGAGTTCACACCGAGGATGTCAATACCTGGGCTAACACAATTTATGGCTGGAAAGATGTGGCTGAGTTATTATTAATCCCCGTTGAATCCTGTGAGGTAGAGGAAAGTTAAATGAAACTATTTGGATTTGAGATAACTAAATTAGATAACAAGGCTGAAACAAAAACTGTTACTTGTTACCATTGCGCTAAAGAATTTAAAACTGGAATTAATAACATACGAGCCTATAACTATTGCCCGAGTTGCTGAAAGAGTAGAATAAACCCATGGAGAAAAGATTAGGCAAGTATTGGGTTTCATATGGGCGGCTATGTGGATTCTCATTGGGGTTTAATATTTCTAAATATAGCGCTGGTATTGATTTAGGTTTTTGGTATGTGGGAATTGAATTTTAATGAGGGGAATTAATCAATGGAGGAAAAGAAAGTGACAACCGCGCTCGCTAAAAAAACAGCGAAGAAACAGGTTGCTCCAGGTCGCCCTTCCCCAATTATGGATGAAACAACCGAGAAGGAATTGCTGGAATATATTAAATTTGGAACTCCAGTTAATCGAGCAGTAGCCGCTGTTGGTATAGCCGAGAGAACTTTTTACCATTGGATGACCCGCGGAATGAATGAACGCGAGCGCCTTGCAACCGTGTCTAACGCTAAACCTAATCCAACCGAGGGTGTTTATTTGCAATTTTTGCAGTCCGTCGAGCGGGCAAGAGGCGAAGCCATTACAAAAAAGGTTGCTGTTATTGCGAAGGCTGGTAACGAGGGAGATTGGAGAGCAGCCGCTTGGTATTTAGAGCGCCAGGCTCCAGAGGAATTTGGAAAAACCGATAGAGTCGAACATACTGGTAGCAATGGTGAAGCAATTAAACTCCAGATTGAAATGGGCGATTTAGAAGATAAGATTGCCAAAGTCCTAGCAGCGCGAAAAAGGTAAACATGAGTGAACGGCTTGTAGACAGAGTTCTCAATGCCACGCCTGAACAAAGAGCAGAAATCTATTTCTCATTAACCGAGGATGAAAAATACGCACTTGGCGCAATCCTGGATGCAGAGATTGAAAACCGATGGGCTAGATGGGAAACCGACCCGATTGGATTTATTGAAGATGGATTAGGGGAAACTCTCTGGTCCAAACAAAGAGAGATTTTACAATCCCTGGTAGATAACAAAAGAACAACGGTTCCCGCTTGCCACGCTCCAGGTAAATCTCACTTAGCGGCTAGAGCCGTTGCATGGTGGATGTCAGTTCATCCTCCTGGCACGGCTATTGCTATCACTACCGCATCGACTTTTAAACAGGTTCGAAATATTATGTGGGCGCAAATTCGTAAAGTTCATATTGCCCATGATTTACCAGGCGAGATTTTGACAACCGAATGGAAAATTGGCGGCACCACAATGGGCTATGGATTTCGCCCTGCCGATAACAATGAAGCCGCGGTTCAGGGTATTCACGCACCGCATTTATTAATCGTAGTTGATGAAGCGGGTGGTATTTCAGACAAAATTGGCTCAGCCCTTGAAGCGCTTATGACGGGTGGACATACACGACTCTTAGTATTGGGTAACCCACCGACAGACCAAGAACAAACTTGGTTTGAAAGAATTTGTCAGTCACCGATTTATAACACAATTGCAATTGGCGCTCACGATACGCCCAACTTCACAGGTGAACAAACAGGGATGTGTAAAAGTTGCCCTACCCATGTCGAAGAACATGAGGTTTCTACGCACCTTGTTGATGAAACCTGGGTCCAGGATGTAGTTAGCGAATTTGGCGAAGATTCACCATTCGTTGAAGCCCGTGTGTTCGCTAGGTTTCCACAATCGGGAACAGGAAAAGTTATTCCGTTTACCTGGGCAGAGATGGCAACTAACAATGATGAGCCGCTTGATTCTAATTTAATTCGCCTGGGAGTAGATATTGCATCCGATGGCGGAGATGAATTTGTTATTGCGCTCGCAGATGGATACAAGGTAAAGATAGTTCACAGAAGTTCAGGCAAAGTTAATGCAAACGCCGTAGATGTGGCTGGAGTAATTCTTGAGCATATTAACGCAGCCGTAGCAATGCACGAAGAGCGCGGGATTAGAGATAAAGTCAGAATTAAGATAGATACGATTGGTGTGGGCTGGGGAGTTGTATCTTTACTTAAAACATGGCAGAGCGAACAAAGACACCAAGGCGAGATTATTGCAGTCAATGTGTCCGAGCGACCTAAAGACCAAACTAAATTTAAAAATCAAAGAGCCGAGATGTGGTGGAACGCTCGAACCTTATTGCAGCCTAAAGATGGGAAGCAAGATTTGTGCCTAGATGTAGACCGTCAGGTATTAGCCCAGTTAGCGGGTCCAGGTTATAAGTCCGATTCTTCGGGTCGTATCCAGATTGAGGCTAAGGCAGATATGAAGAAACGCGGAGTTCATTCACCTGACCGTGCTGAAGCAATTCTTCTTGCTTTATACGAAAATAAAAATGTGGTTAATTTTGAAATGCCACTTTCATTTGGTCAAACAAACGATTGGGCGCTTTAGCGAAAGCGTTTTTTAGACCATATGTTTTTGACATAATTATGCAAAATGTTTTTACCAAGATTAAGATTATCCATAATCTCGTATTCCCCCTCTTTCATCATTTCATATTCAGCCCGCCAATCATCGCGCTTAAACGGAATTATTTGAATCATGGGGGTGCCAGCCTTAATGATTTCATCAATTCCAGTTCTGACCCACACAGGGGAAGCAATTTCTGTTTCTAATTTGTCTGTATCGGCAATTCCAGTAACAGCATGAAAAGCCTCATTTTTATATCCAAAGGGTTGAGTAATCAATACAGAATAACCAGGGGGTGTGACAATTCTCCACCAACTTGAAAACTTAAAGGCTTGCCAATGAAAACCATCGGGAGTTTCAAGTCCCCTAGTATCTCCGTGAATAGCAAATACTGGTCGGCTAGTTCTCCAAGTAATACGAGGAAGATAACCAACTTTGTCATATTCAACATCGGATTTAACTTGAACATCTGCCCATAACGGCATTATGTATCCAGCATTAAAGGCATCTAACATCGGAACACATTTTTTTGGAGAAGCGTTTGAAACATAATCTTCAAGATTAAATTTATTGCCGTCAGGGTTATTTTCGTTTTGATGAAAAGGAGTCATTTTGCGCCACCAGTCAGGCAATGCTTGAACCGCTGGGAAAGGGCGATTAACAACTTCCCATGTAAAAGGGTCTTTTGCCACAAACTTGATTAATTTTTCAGCCATTTTTCTTTCCTTTATAAATTAAAACTACGAATAATCCTTTTTTGACCATATCTTTTTTAAATAATGGTTGATAAGAGTGCCATTAAAATTCTTATCTTCAAGTGCAGAGTATTCCCCATTTTTTAAATAAGTAAATTTAGATTCCCAATCGGACCTTTTAAAAGGCGTTATTTGAACCATAGGAGTTCCTTTTTCAACAACGCCTTCAAACCCATCTTGAACCCACATAGGAAACAAAATTTCCAGATTAGATTTATCGGTATCAATAATTGCTGGTATAGCCTGAAATCCAGTTTGGCGAAACCCAAATGGAGGAGTTACTAATACGGAATATCCTGGAGGGGTAATAATTTGCCACTTATTTAAATATTTATAAACTACACGGTTATAACCAATTGGATTTTGAACCTCAACTGCATTATTTCCATGCGGTAAGAAAACATCCATATGGGTCCGCCAATTTATAATAGGACTTCCATTTTTATATTCAACTTGAACATCTGCCCATAAAGGAATTAAATAACCCGATAAAAGAGCGTCAAGCATAGGAACACATTTTTTGGCATGGGCGCTGCTAACCCGATTACGCATAAGCATTTTATTACCATCTGGATTTTCTTGCGATTTAATGTAAGGGGTCATCTTTTTCCACCAGTCAGGAACATTTTGCTTGGCTGGAAATGGACGCTCGCAGACTTCCCAAGAATATTCATCAACAGCCCTAAATTCAATGATTGGCTTTTTACTAAACATCTGAAGGGTTTTCTACATCTTCAACTTTTCTTAGACGGAGTTCATCCAGGGCATTAAATCCACATTCGCAAATAATGGTTGTAATCTTGTCCAGCCCAGAATCGGCTGGAGCATCAACTGAGGTAATTGTCGCAGTTGCGTGGTTATGGGCGGTATCTCCGAAATTATTAACTACGGTTCGTGATTCTTGAGTAGCGCCAATAGGCTTAAAATCATCTTTCCACCAAATTACTTTGTAACCCCCGTAGGTAGTTGCATAAGACATTGATTGAGGTTGAATTTTTTGAAGATGTTTATAAACCTCTTCTTCATCCACATGGCGAAAAACTTCTTTTTCTTCGCTTAACAAAATATAAGTTGTTTCTGCCATTTATCTCTCACAATCATCGTCTGGACTACCGTGTTCTTTACAGTAGTAATAAGTTTTTCTTTCAGGATTTTTGCATTGAGGACAAGATTTCTCATCCTTATGCACAATCACCTGGGCATCCGTGTATTCGTGGTCGCAATGGTAACAATAAGCAAGACCTTCTGACCAGTTCGCCATCCAGCGCTTATGCCGTTCGCGCTGCAATTGTTCTAAGGCGCTCATTCAGGCAGGATTGATACAGGTTCAACCCCAAAGACCTCTTCGTAAAGGAGCGAACCGCCTTCCCAATCGACCCAGTTGCCGTCAGATTTGATTTTGATGTCATCTCCAAACACAGCATCGGCATAAATCAGGATTGCTGTTACTACCGCGTCATAAGGTTTGAACGCAGTTTTGCAAAAGTTAAATCCAACTTCATCTGTAGCAATTGAGAAATCTTCGTGAGCGCCTTCACCTATGCCATTAAAACTAATTGCGGCGCCTGCTGAGTTATCTTCAATTGCGATACCTGCTTCTTTTGCAGTTTCAATTACTTTGCGAGCGCCTACCAGAAACTTATTCCATTGTTCCTGTTCAATGCCGCTTTCAAGTGTCCAGTAATGTGTGTATCCCATTTACTTATCCTCCTCGTATCCATCAAACCAAACGCCAGCCTCTCTAGTGCTTGGGTCCTTGCAATGTGCTTGAGCCTGGTCAAGAGTTAATCCTTTTTTGACCACCGCAGTATTGTTATGTGCTGCCCACATACGAACGATTCTATATTTTTGCTCCATTTATGCAACCGCCTTTTCTGCTAGATAAGCCTGGACTTTAGAACGCCATTCAAGAGCGTATTCGTTATCGGTTTCAGTTAAAAGGTTAAATACCTTGGCTGGGCAGTCGAAGTAATAAGGACCAGCGCCCTCAGTAATCGATTTAACCGCAATGCTGCCGTTGCGACGCTGAGTTAGGTAAACAACCGCAAAAACCGCTCCGCTGTTGTTGTTCTTGCTTTTAAATGCTGCATAAAAAGGCTTTTGACCGTGTTCATTCTTGCCTTCGCCTAGTGCAAGCAATTCATAGTTATCGCCAATTTCTTGTTTGATGTCCCATTCAAGAAATTTCTTGGTCGATATATTTTTTCCTACCTGAGTTACATCCCACCCCATTATTGAACCTCCCGTGATAAATTAGTTGAAAAACCCCACTCAAGTTTTCTTTCGTGTTCTTTGATGTGTCTATCTGACGCTTGGCAAGCCTTGTTGAAAATCAAGAACTTACCGCGTTTGCCACAATCGCAAGTCCATCGAAAGTATTCAATTTCAAATGCAAGAGCCATTATTTACCCCCTCTGGTAAATACTCCACCGATTTCACGGCGCTTGGTTTCTACTGACCAGCATTGACCACAGACCACAAAAAACTGATGCCCGTAGCCCTCTTCAAAGATATTGAATTGCTTTTGGCAATCATCGCAAGTTTTTATCATTACGCAGCCTCCTTAACAATTTTGCCTACAAACTTAATTTCTTGGATGTAAGCCCTGTTGTAAGCCAAGTAATCTTCAATTTCGCCAATCTTTTCAAACTCAACTTCCTGGACAGAAATCTCGCCCCTGCTCCATTGGTTTTCAATCTTGACAATTGCTTTTATCATTTCAATTCCCCTCTCTGAGAACAATCTAATCATATCATACCCTGGTTAGTTATTATGCAGTTTCCGCAACAAATATTGCTTGGATTCTGTATTTTCCGCCGACCCAGGCTGTCGCTGTTATCGCGTAAGCCTCAGCCTCGCTTTTAGTCGCAAAATAATACTTTTCTTTTTGACCCTTGATTTCTACTTCATAGACTTTCTTAGCCATTTACTTGCTCCCCTCTTGAGCAGCCGCGAATTCGGCTTCGAACGCTTTCACATAGCAGCCCTGGCAAACCTGACCAAAGCCTTCATACTGACCAAACTGGACGCCGCACATTAAGCACTTTTCCATTTCAGCCCCCTTTCCCTTACAAACTAATTATAACCTACCAGGGTTAATAATACAAATCTAAACATTCGTGTTGATTCGAACAAATGTTCGCCTGATACCCTTAGCCCATGACCCTCACTCCAGTAGTCGCCGCACTTTTGAAGGCTTCATGCCCAACCGCGACACAGGATGTGAAGGTTAATCTTGCCCACCGAAAGAAGGCTATTAACACAGCCTCCTACGGTCCTCTCAACCCAGCGGAGCCAAATACGGATTACTGGGCAAAGATGGCTAAAGAATGGGATGTCACACCTGCCGAGGCTAAGAAACAGCGTTGCGGTAATTGCGCCGCGTTTATTCAAACCTCGGCAATGAAAGAATGTATTACGGGCGGATTAGCCGCGGGTGATACAAAGGCTGACGCATATGCAATTGATGCAGCAGGAGATTTGGGATATTGCGAAGCATTTGATTTTAAATGCGCATCTCGCCGCACCTGTCGCGCATGGATTGTTGGCGGACCCATCACAGATAAAAACTCAAAACCCTCAAAAAAATAGTTGATACAATAAACGCACTACGGGGTTTTCCAATCTTAGGAGCATAAATGGCAATTTCTTCAAATACAACCGCAGGTAACATTTTTACACCAACGGAAGTTTTATACGACCCAACAAATAAGTTGCGCGTTGCATCTCCTCAGTCCCTTATCGATACCGACTTCGAATACGGCACACAGAGTTCTAAGTGGGAATCCCTTGGCTTGATTGATAATCGCCCTTTTGCTTATTCGTCACAGACTGGTATTACAAATATCAGTTCAATAACACAAAATACAAACTCCCGAACAGTTACGGTTGCGCTTTCCACCGTTACAGCAACACCTAACGCAATTGCTGCCTCAACCCCAGCAACGGGTTTCTTTCAGGTAACTACTGCCGCAGCACACGGATTTCAACCTGGTCAGTATGTAACCCTTTCTGGCGTTACAACCACACTTACTTATAACGACACCTGGTTAATTTATTCAGTTCCTTCAACAACAACTTTTCTAGTTCAAAGCACAGTAACGGGAACAGCAACTTTTTCAAGCGCTCAAGCACTTGCTGGGGTGGCACCTAAGAACTTCACACCAATCGTGGTGCAAGATACATTTTTGGTTATTGCTAACGGTAACTTTATTATTGAATCAGGTGGCGGAACAGCGTCATTTACTTACACAGCCCGCGCATCAAATTCAACGGGAATTACAGCAATTTATGATTCAAACAAAACGGCTATTTATCTTGGAGCGGTTTATGCAAACGCTTCTATCGGAGTGACAGGTTCAGCCACATTTACTCTTTCAGGAAACAAAGTAACCGTTGCAACCTCAGTCCCCCATGGGCTTGCCATTGGTAACGAAGTTGCAATTACAGGTATTACTGGAACAAACCCACCTAACGGCGCTCAAATTATTTCTCAAATTCAAGGCGATAACACATTTTCCTATTATGTAGTTGGCGGCGCACCATCTGCTCTTACAACATCAGCAGCAAATGTTTATGTCCGACCACAGGCTCAATTTCTACACCGCCCATTTGACGGCGGAGTTATGTTTTCATCCAACGCATCATCAAACTACGAGCAGGCTATTCGCCAGACTCGCCGTTACTTCCGTTACCAATCAGGTAAGGGAATTCAGATGTCGTCAGGAACAGTTCTCAAGCCTACTTTCCAAGTAGATTCTTTAACTTCTTCAGGAACAACCGTTACAGTTCAAACAAAAGAAAAACACAATCTGCAACCAGGAGCAAATGTAACAATTGCAGGAGCAAACGAAACTGCATACAACGGAACATTTCCCGTCAGTTCTGTAACTGGATATAACACATTTACATACACGGCTTTAACAACTCCTTCAGCATCTCCAGCATCGGGTGACCATTACACAGCAATTACCTCATGGACTGGTGCAGTAAACCGCCTTGGAATTTTTGATAGCCAAAATGGTCTTTTCTGGGAATACGACGGAACAACTCTTTCAGCAGTTCGCCGTAACTCAACTTATCAAATTGGTGGAAAAGTAAGCGTAGTAAATGGTTCAACAACTGTTCAACAGACTAACGCTTCTTTTGCTACTACTTTATCTCGTCAATTAAATCCAGGAGATTACATAGTAATCCGCGGTCAGTCTTACCGAGTAACAGATATTTCTTCTGACCGACAAATGACAATTTCTCCAGCATACCGTGGAGCATCTGCTCAATATGTAGTTATTTCTAAAACAATTGATACAAAAGTTCCTCAATCATCATTTAACATTGATAAGTTAGATGGAACGGGCGCAACTGGATACAACATTGACCTTACAAAAATGCAAATGTTCTATATTGACTACACATGGTATGGAGCAGGTTTTGTTCGTTGGGGTGTTCGTGGTCCAAACGGAACCGTTACATATGCTCACAAACTAGCAAACAACAATACAAACAACGAGGCATATATGCGCTCAGGTAACTTACCTGGTCGCTACGAAGTAAATACAATGCCCCCTTACACAAAACTTACAGCGTCAATTACTTCATCCGATACAACAATTCCAGTAACAAGCACAACGGGATTTCCAACACCAGTTAGCGCTACCCAGCCTGGAGTTCTCTGCCTTCGCGGAAATAGCGGAACAACAATTTCAATTACAGGTATTACCAACTCAGGCACCCAGGTAACTTATGCAACAGCAAGCACAACTGGACTTGCCGTAGGTCAAACAATTGACATCACAGGAGCAACATCTCAAGCCTATAACGGGCAATATGCAATTGTTACTGTTAATGCTAATACAAGCATTGTGGTTAATAGCACAGCATCAGGCTCAACATCCACCGCAACAGGTATTGTTCAAGTTAATGAGTATGTAAACTACACAGGATTAACTGCAACATCATTTACTGGTGTGACACGCGAAGTTGCTGGTCAAGGAACATTGGCTCTTACTATTGCCGCTGGTTCTAACAGCGCAACAGTTGGTTCAGCAACAGCCCTTCAAGTTGGTCAGCGTTTGGTTGATACAACAAACGGATACATTCCTGAAGGCACATTTATTGCAGCAATTAACGGCACCACTTTGACTCTTAGCCAGGCTGCAACAGGTTCTAACCCAACAGTAGTTGCAATCCCTATGGGTAACGGCGTTGGTCAAGCATTTACTTATTCAGCAACATCCCCAGTATCAGTTGAATACGCTTTCCCAACATTTGCTCCAAGCCTTGCACATTGGGGAACATCGGTAATTATGGATGGTCGATTTGACGATGATAAGTCGCTTCTCTTTACTTATGGTCAATCAACATTTACTGGTATTGCAGCAGGCGGAGCGGCGGCTCTTATGTCGATTCGCGTATCGCCATCTGTAGATAACGGTATTCCAGCAGCATTTGGTTCCCGTGAACTTATCAACCGTATGCAGTTGGTCCTTCGTGCATTAGATATTACAACAAAGACGGGCGGTAACCTTTTGATTACTGCAATTCTTAATGGTGTGCCATCTACTGCGACAACTTGGACAAACGCGGTTCGTAACTCAATTGCAGGAAATAACTCCTCTCTTGCGCAAATTGCTGACTACGCTGGTGGTTCAACCCGTATGTATGGTGGAGAAGTAACAGGCGGATTCTTCGTATCAGGCACAGGTTCTATTGACCTTGAGCGTGTTCGTGACCTTGGAACAAGCATCCTTGGCGGCGGAGGAGCAACCTCAGATTCTCAAATTTATCCAGATGGTCCCGATGTATTAACAATTTATGCTCAGAACATTGGAACAGGCGCAATGGATGTAACTGCTCGTCTTTCATGGTCTGAAGCACAGGCATAACATGGGAATCGTCGTTAATGACGGAGATTCAAAGCCAGTAGTTCTTGGTGGATATGCAATGCAAAAGGCTTTTGGTAATTCTCAGCCTCTTGCAGATGCGCTTAAAGTATTGCTTGCAGATAATGTAAGCGTTTACTCTCGCGCTCACGGATACCATTGGAATGTCGAAGGTCAAGATTTTACCGAATATCATGCTCTCTTCGAACAAATCTACGATGACCTTCAAGATTCAATTGACCCAATTGGCGAAAGCATCCGCAAATTAGGTGACTACGCACCGTATCGCTTGCAAGATTTTGTTGCCATGCGCACAATTCAAGATTCACCAGTTCCCCCACACGACCCAATTGCCATGGCTCTTGATTTGCTAGTTGGTATTGACGCACTACTTACAGGTTTCAATAACTCAGCAGCGATTGCAACACAATTAAATGAACAGGGAGTTTTAAACTTCTTGGTAGGACGAGTAGAAATGTTACAAAAGTGGAAATGGCAATTGACAGCCTCACTTCAGTAATACAAGCATTTTCGGCACTAGACCGATGTGACCGATGCCCCGCAAGGGCGTTAGTCCGCGCTCAGTTCCTTAACGGGGACCTACTCTTTTGCGGTCACCACGCTAAGGAACTGGGCAATGTGCTATTTATTAAAGCATTATCAGTTTACGACCCTGATGGGATTGTAAGTCTTTAAACACCATGAATCAGCGTTGAGATAACCGAACCAACGACTATTAAAGCAAAACTAGCAAGCAATGTAATTCCCCATAAATAACGCAATTCAGGAAACTTTGCTGGCGGGCGCTTTTGCTTAATTATTTGATTGATTACTTTTGGGTGAATAATGTCATCGAAGCGTTGTTCTACATTTTGTTGGTCCATATATTCCTCTCGCGTTGCAATTTGCAACTGGGGTAAGAATACTATGATTTGGTTTTAGATGCAACCCGAGGTTTTGATGCTACCTTGTTTTGGGTGTAATAAATAAAAGGCGAAGATGTATAGGCATCATTGTCCGCAGCAATTTTTAAAGCCATTTGAATTTTGGCTCCAGCGGCAAGCGCTCCAATGGCATAACTAGACCCTGAGCCAACGCCATAAAAACCTTTTGCATCCAGGCTGACAGAAAAATCATCAGACAATTCAAAGACTTCTCCGCCAATGGAAATCAAAAAAGCAAATTTTGTTTCATCATCCTCTGCATCCCATTTATATTCGTTATCTTTAAAGGCAATCTTTAGCGAGGGAACAACTTTTGCAATCATAAAATGATAAAGGTCTTTTTTATCTTTTTCCGTTGGGATAGGCGGAATCCAGATATGTTGAGCAATATCGCAAGGCGCACATTCGCCGCTTCCAGCAATTATGTATTCACCGCGTTCAGTTATCTTCACCATTTTAGGATGAGATGCGACGCGCCCGCTTCCTGCTGTTACTTGGCTATCTGCTCCAAATACAACTTTGTCGGGATGCTGGACAGCGACGATTGTGGTCATGCCGCAATCTTACTGGGTCCTAAATTAAAGCCAGGGCTGACTCGCTCCAGACTTGAGGCGTTCCCGTGTCAGGCGTATACCCGCCCGCGCCCGTGAAGAGAATAGGTGTATCGGGGAATTCATACCTAATCTGCTCCATAGCCTCTGAATAACCACCGACGGTGTAATTTAATTCCGCTAGTGGGTCCTCAGCCAAACCATCTGCACCGCAAACAATAAAGATAAGAGTTGGATTAAAAGCCTTGGCTGCCTCAATAAAAGACATAGTGCCTAGTTCTAATCCTTCATCATCGGTATCGGCTGCTAATGGAAAGTTAAAGACTTTGTTATCAAAATCTGAAACTAAGCCAGTCCCAGGAAAGATTCCATATTGGTGAAGTGAAAACTTCAACACATTTGGATTAATCCTCAACAGATTCTCGGTTCCGTCGCCATGGTGAGCATCGCAATCAAATATTGCTACTCGGTGACCAAGAGCCGTAGCCTTAGTTGCCGCGATAGCCAGGTCAGCAAATACGCAAAACCCGCTTGAATAGTCATATTGCGCATGGTGCTTACCGCCTGGATAGTGAATTGCTAATTTGGTAGTTCCATTAAGCAATTCATCAAGAGCAGTAAGGGTTCCACCAACAAACAACTTTGCTAATTCGCCTAAGTCGTGGCGAGCGCCAGTCCATTCATCTGATAAACCTTTGACGGTTACATCGTAAACATATATCGGGTCATGGACCAGCAGCAAATCATCGGTATGCGGCATCTGAGGCTCAATCTCATAAATATTGTATTTATAATCTTGTCCTTTGAGCAGCAGTTGATTACGCGCTAATTGAAAGCGCCGCCCCTGGGTAGGGTGCGTAGGGTCAAACACCCAATTGGAATACTCGGGTGAGTGAACAATAATTGCATCTTCCATATCTATACCTCTCTCTCATATTAAACCCCCATTATACTTTACTTTCTATTTTTTCACACTTTTTGCATACTTTTTCAGGAACAAAATAATGACCAAATTGCCATTTATAGTCATCATCGTTTTCCCATTTTGCTTCTACATCCAAAGACAATGATTGCCCGCAAAGAGTTACATGAAAAATATCTTTGAATGTTGGGTCCTTTATATGCCAATTGGAAACACGCATATCACCTCGGCGTCTTAACCAACACTTATTAACGACTTCGTTATTTGGTCTCACGATAACCACTCCTTTAATTTCTCGACTGGATAGCCAATTTCATTTAGCCATGCAGTTACCTTTTCGACATCTTCTGTAGCGCAGAAGAAATCAATTCCCGCTGAAAAAACATTAGATGTTGGCTCTGTCAAAAAGTATGTTGGAGCAACAGCGCCATAAAAGTTCTCGCATACATGCTCTGCAAACTCATTGAATAAAGCCTTGCGCTGATGAAATTCATCAGCCCAGCCAGTTGTCCAGCCTGATGCTAAAACGGTCATACCCTCAAAGTTCTTGACGGTTTCAAAATGACCGCGCCATCCGCTAGTCTGGACATATTTACGACCCTTCTCCTCA